GAGGATGATCACGACGATTCCGAAGAATATGAAGAGGAGGATGACGACGAAGATCCTGACAAAGATGATGATGATTCCGAAGAATATGAAGAGGAGGATGACGACATGGGTGCAATCGCACATAACTTATTTGAAGGCAACAATACAGACAACGGAGACGTTCTGTCCCACAGCGAAATGCAGGAGATTATCGAGGACGGTAAGAGATATGGCTCTATGAAAGAATCATTCCTTGCTCATGGTATTACAAATATTGAGTACCTGTTCCCGGATGCCAAAAATTTAAACACACCACCTGAGTTCATTGCAAGAGACCAGGGATGGGTAACCGAAGTAATGAACGGTGTACATCATACGCCATTCTCAAGAATCAAGTCTACATTTGCAGACCTGCGTGAGGATGAAGCTCGTGCAAGAGGTTACATCAAAGGTAAGCTGAAGAAGGAGGAAGTATTCTCATTACTGAAGAGAACAACCACCCCGCAGACAATCTACAAGAAACAGAAGATTGATCGTGATGATGTAATTGACATTACAGATTTCGACGTAATCGTTTGGCTGAAAGCAGAAATGAGAATGATGCTGAACGAGGAAATCGCAAGAGCAGTCCTGGTCGGCGACGGGCGGCTTACGTCCAGTGACGATCACATCAAAGAGGACAACATTCGTCCAATTTGGAAAGATGCCGATCTCTACACAATTAAGTATCCTATTGCAATTACAAAAGAAACAACCGCAGCTGAGAAGGCTACAGCATTTATCGAGGCCTGTGTAAGAGCACGTATCGACTACAAGGGTTCTGGTAATCCGAAGCTGTTCGCTCCAGAGTCAATCATTACTGAGTGCTTGCTGCTGAAAGATAAGAACGGCCGTATCATCTATGACAACATTGACAAGCTGGCTACAGCATGCCGTGTATCTAAGATCGTATCCGTTCCGGTTATGGAAGGTCTTACTCGTGTGGACAAGACTGACACATTAGCTCTTCAGGGTATTATCGTAAACCTGCAGGATTATAACATCGGTGCAGACAAGGGCGGAGCTATCAACATGTTCGATGACTTTGACATTGATTACAACGCTCAGAAGTATCTTATCGAGACACGTATCTCTGGTGCGTTAATCAAGCCATTATCAGCTATTGCAATCGAGACAAAGATCCCAACAGCAGATCTTAGCAAGACAGTTTCTGACCAGAGCGGCAACTAATCAAAATGGGAGGAAATGATCGTGAATAGATGGTGCGGTAAGATCGGCTTTGCAGAACAAGTGGAAACAGCCCAATCAGTTTGGACTGAGGAAATAACCGAGCGTACATATAGAGGAGATATTCTTCGTAATACGAGACGTCTTCAGGATTCGCAGCAGATCAATAGCAATATTTCAATCTCTAATCAGATAAGTGTAGTCGGCGATGCCTATATACGCGATCATTTCATTAACATGAGATGGATTGAGTTTATGGGGGCTAAGTGGAAGGCAACAGAAGTTGATGCTTCGCAGGCCCCTAGACTTATAATAACGTTGGGAGAGCTGTGGAATGAGGACGAGACTTGACTTTGATAGATATTTAAAAGATATCGTTGGAGAGGGTGTCAATGTATATTTCCAGCCCCCTTCTAATGTATCCGGTGCTGGGCAAAAAGTTATAAAAAACATAAAATACCCAGCTATAATATATTCTGTTGATGATTATAATATTCGATCGGCAGATAATAAAAATTATAGCGTTGATAAAGAATACGCAGTAGAAGTGGTAACTAAAGACCCGGATAGTACATTGATTGATAAGATAGTGGAGATGCCCACTGCGAGATTCAATAGATCTTACTTATCAGATGGCATGTATCATTCGGTCTTTGTAATTATATTTTAAAGGAGGAAAAACATGCCTAAATTAACATGGGACAAAACCGGAGAACGTAAATACGAAACCGGTGTAGATCATGGCGTTATTTACCCGGTTATTGACGGAGAATATGGCGCTGGTTCTGCGTGGAATGGTCTTACCGCAGTTACAGAATCTCCATCTGGAGCAGAAGCATCTGCTGTATATGCTGATAACATGAAGTATCTTAGCCTCATGTCAGCAGAAGAGTTTGGAGCTACAATCGAAGCTTATACTTATCCAGAAGCATTTGACAGGTGCAACGGTACAGCCGAGATTAGTAATGGAGTTACTATCGGCCAGCAGAACAGAGATACATTCGGCTTCTCTTATCGTACCCTGATCGGTAATGATGTAAAGAGTAATGATTATGGCTACAAGATTCATATCATTTACGGAGCTAAGGCTTCTCCATCTGAGAAAGGCTTCCAGACAGTAAATGATTCACCAGAGGCAATTTCGTTCAGTTGGGAATTATCAACAACCCCAGTTACAGTTGACGGATTCAAGCCTACTGCTCATCTCGAGATTGATTCCACAAAGATCGAAGCTACCAAGATGAAGAAGATTGAGGATGCTTTATACGGCACAGAAAGTACAGAAGCTAAGTTGCTGCTTCCGGATGAGATCATTAACCTTTTAAAATAACAGACCCGTCACTGGACGTCTCTGCAACTCCTATTACAGGAGAAGACGACCTGCTTGGAAAGAAGGCAGCTGACCTTCAGTCCAATATCAAGGTCAATGAGAGTACTTTAGTAATTTCTGGTACTCTTAACTACGTGACGGGCTATACAGGATTCAGCAGTAAAGTCGACGAACAGAGTGGTAATTACATCGCTCTTGATATTGCTCCAAAGAGTGGTTTCCCTGAATCATTAACAGTTGAAGTTAAGGGCGGAACATCTAAACTTCTCCAGTCTGATCATCAGGCAGTTCTTAAGATCAAGGACACTAATAAGCAGTCCATCTTGATTAAAGCAACTAACAAAGGCGCGACAGAAACAAAAGAATACTTACTTACAGGTGTAACACTTAAAACAGAATAAAGTTTTTCCTAGTCTGCTGAAATATGCAGACTGGGATTTTTAAGAATGAAAGGAGATTAAATTATGTTTATCAAAACTATTAATTACAAGGACTTTGACGGAAATGAGAGATCTGAAGATTTCTACTTCAATCTTACTCAGAGTGAAATTTTAAAATTGGAAACAAGCCTTAACGGGGGCTTAACATCATATATGAGCCTTATGGTGCAGAAACAGTCTCAGCCGGATATCATGAATATTTTTGAGAAGATTATTGACGCATCTTACGGAATCAAATCTCTTGACGGCCGTACATTTACAAAGACTCCTGAAGCACTGGCAGAGTTCAAGGCTACTGCAGCATATGACAAGTTCTTTATGGAAATTTGTATGGACGAAGCAAAAGCTTCCGAGTTTCTGCTTAATATCATGCCTGACGATGTAAATGACAAGATCAAGAAAGCAGCGGAATCCGGAGTCTATGACGATGCTACATTAAGCGATGCTCAGAGAAAAGCAATCTCAGCAGCAATGGCTGAAGTAGCAGGATCTGTAGCTGCAACTGATGATGCTGTAAAAGAAGAAAACTAAGGAGATAATTATGCTCGAATTAATTCTTCCCGGATATGAGCCATTTGATCAAGAAACTCAAACTTTTGGAAAGGTTGTAAAACCTACTAAGATTAAGCTCGAGCACTCCTTAATAGCAATTTCAAAATGGGAGCAAATATGGCATAAGCCATTGCTGAAACTCATGTATGAAGGAACTCTAACGGATGAAGAGTTTTTTGATTATATGTATTGCATGATAGTTGGGTCTTTCGATAAGGTCGAATTCTTTAAACGGCTTGATGATCATTTACTTAAAAAAGTAACAGACTATATCAATGACCCAGCTACAGCATCTAGGGTTTTTACAATTGGAGATGACGACAAAGGAAAACCGGAGACGTTAACTAGCGAATTAATATATGCTTACCTAGCGATAGCTAGAATACCATTCGACCCTTGCGAGAAATGGAATATAAAGCGTGTATTTATGCTAATAGAATTATACACTGTAAAAACTAATCCACCTAAGAAAATGTCCAATGAAGAAATCCGAAGATGGCAAAAGAAAGAAAATGAACGAAGAAAAAAAGAATTACACACAAAGGGGTGACATTATGGCCAGAACACGAAAAGCGGCTGTTAACCTTATTAATTCTTGGGTTGGCAAAAATGAAAAAGATGGATCTTATAAATCCATTCTTGATATTTACAACAAACAGAAAACAAAACCAAGAGGCGTCACTATGAAACCTGGAATGGCATGGTGCGCTACGACTTGGTCCGCAGTAGCAATTGCCCTTGGATATACAGATATCATGCCAGTTGAGTGCAGTTGTTTCTACCTTATTAAAAAGGCTAAGAAAATGGGCTGCTGGAAAGAAAACGATAACTATACTCCTAAAATTGGAGACGCATGTCTTTACGATTGGCAGGACAATGGAACAGGCGACAATGAAGGAACTCCAGATCATGTAGGAATGGTCACATATGTAAATAAGAATGAAGGATACTTTGTTGTAACTGAAGGTAATTATAAAGACGCCGTTAAGAAGAGAACTGTCAATATTAACGGAAAATTTATACGTGGGTTCATTACTCCGAAATATGATGCAGGCCAATCAAAGATCAATACAAGCACTAATCGTCATGTTGGAAAAGACATTAAATCTGTAGCTAGAGAAGTTATCGCTGGACAATGGGGAGAAAATTACAAATCTAATCTTAAAGACAAGCATTACAATGTTGATGCTGTTATGAAAGAAGTAGACGCAGTAATTAACACACCATGTGGACTAATGACCACAACTTGTTATGCAGAGCATATGAGCTATTTTTATAAGGGTTTATATAAAACTTCTAAAAAAACTCCTATGCGTATTGACGCTGGATGGAACAAAAAGCTCATGGTTGAAATTCCAGCTAGGAGAAAGGTCGAATGTTACGGATACTTCAGCAAGTATAAAAAATCGGTATGGTTGCTTTGCGTTGTAACAATTAAAGGAAAGAAGTATACAGGATTTGTAGAATCTTCTACATTAATCGGATAAGGGGAAAATGATATGATCAGATGCAAACTTGAGGGTAACTTTAAAAAGCTCGACAATTATTTCGAAAAACTTTTGGAAGGCGTTAACGTTGGTATATTAAACAAGTACGGACGTGAAGGCGTAGCTGCCCTCAAGGCTGCAACTCCTGTTGACACTGGAGTAACAGCAGCATCGTGGTATTATGAAATAGTTCGTGGCAATGGGTCAGTAAGTTTGGTTTTTAAAAATTCTAATGTAGTGAACCATGTGAATATAGCTATTATTCTACAGTATGGGCATGGAACTAGAAATGGTGGATATGTTCAGGGGGTTGACTATATTAACCCGGCTTTAAAGCCGGTATTCGATAGGCTAGCTAAAGATGCTTGGAAGGAGGTCACTGGATAATGGGTAAAGTTGTTGAAGATGACGTTGTTCGAATGCAATTCGAGAATGGACAATTCGAGAAAAAAATCCGTCAAAGTCAAAAATCTATAGAAGCTCTTAAGAAAAGCATCGATTTTAGTGAGTCTGGAAAGAGTCTTGCTAAATTTCAAAATGAGACCAAAAAGTTCAACATGGACGGAATGGGCAGAGCGGTAGAAGCAGTTCAAGTCAAATTCTCAGCTATGGATACTGTAGTTATGAGCGTGTTGAATCGACTTACAAATGCAGCTATAAACGCTGGCAAGAGAATAACGTCTGCTTTAGCATTCGACGGAATGTCAGATGGATGGAATGAATATAAACTGAAAATGAACTCTATTCAGACAATTATTATGTCTACTGGAGAAAGCTTATCTACAGTTAATAAATATCTCGATGAGCTCAATACATATTCCGATAGAACAATTTATTCCTTCTCTGATATGACTGCGAATATTGGTAAATTTACAAATGCTGGCGTAGGATTAAAAGATGCGGTTGCGGCAATTAAGGGTGTATCGAATGAAGCAGCTATTTCTGGTGCAAATGCAGAGCAAGCATCACATGCCATGTATAACTTTGCTCAGGCATTATCTGCTGGATATGTAAAATTAATTGACTGGAAATCAATCGAAGTAGCGAATATGGCAACCATGGACTTCAAGCAGAATTTACTTGATACTGCAGTTGCTCTAGGAACGGTTGTCAAAAAGGGCGAAGACTACTATACCACCACTACAAATGCTAAAGGAGCTACATCTGACGCATTCAATGCTACGAAAAACTGGAATGATAATCTTCAGTATCAGTGGATGACTACTGACGTACTCATTCAAACGCTTGGTAAGTATACGGATGAAACAACCGAATTAGGACAAAAAGCGTATGCTGCAGCTTCGGAATTCAAAGATGCCGGACAGATGTTTGCTGCTTGGAAAGAAGCGATCGGATCTGGATGGGAGCATACATGGGAAACAATATTCGGTAACTTCGAAGAATCCAAAAAGCTTTGGGGATTTATAGATAGCATAATCGGTGATTATATCGTAAAAACGTTTGCTGCTAAGAATGCTACTCTAGATGCCTGGAAGAAAATGGGTGGCCGCAATTCATTAATGCGTTCATTCACAAATACTCTAGCAGCAGCTGTTGCAGTATTAGATACTTTCAGGGTTGCTTATAGAGCTATCTTCCCAGAAAAGAATGCAAAAGAAATAAAAAATATAACCGATGCATTTGAAGCTTTCACTAAGAAACTAATAATGTCTAGGGATAAGGTCGATAAATTATACAGGACATTGAAAGGTTTCTTTACAATTGTCAAGATTGTTAAAAATGTTCTTGGAGTAGGACTTAAGACGGCCTTACAGGTAGTTTCTAAATTGTTTGGTATATCTGTAAATAGTGTATTAGACCTTACAGCAGTCCTAGGTGACGGCATTGTACAATTCGAAAAATTTGGAAATGTTTCTGGCGTAGTTGCTAAAAGTGTTGATCTCATATCATCAGCAATAGCATTCGCTATAAAAAATATTGAGTACTTTGGAAAAGCGATTTGGAATTGGAAAGGGACGCAGGAAGTAATAAAATTATTAGACGATCTTATAGTTAAAACATTATGGCCAGATATGAAGGAGTTTGGTGAAAATGCTGGAACTATGATCGAGGATTTCATTCAGCACTGCGAAGAAATTGGACACATAGATTTCAAAGCTTTACTCAGTACTATTCTTGGAATAGGAGCAATTGCTAAAGAGAGTTTTGGTGGAGCAGGAGATTCGATAGATTCTTTTACTTCGAAATTATATTCTCTTAGGTCTAAGATAACAGGATATTTAAAAGGTTGGACCGATCAGGCAGCCGGATTTAAGAAAACGATGATTGATACATTTGATGGTGTATTTTCTTTCATTGAAGACAAATCCGGAAAGGTTAATACAGCTAATATCTTAACTATCTTGTTAGGAGGGGTTTCTGTAAAGGCCCTTTATAATCTCTCTAAATTATTACAGGTTCTTACGGACAGATTTGGCGGTTTATTTGCCTTGCCAGCAGCGATTGGTAACAGCTTTATTAAATTAATGAATCAAGGAGCACTAACACTTAAAACTTGGCAGGATTCTATCAAAGCTGACATAGTGATTAAAATTGCAAAAGCTCTAGCTATATTAGTGGGGTCAATAGCTTTGTTAACTGTGTTACCTCAGGATCGAATCGAAGGTGCTGTTGTCTTGATAGGTATATTGGGAGCAGCATTAACAGCATTTGCTTACGCGATCGGATCCATCTCAACAGAAAAGTTAGCAAAAGGATTCTCCGGAGTTTCGGCCATGGTTATTTCTATTGCTGGAAGTATTTTACTAATGACCGTTGCACTTGAGAAACTTCAAAATGTGACCATTAATAAATCTATGGCAATTAATATTGGAGTGATTACAGGGCTTGTAGGAGTGATTACAATATGCTCAGGAGCTTTAACAAAGTATACAATGGGCGCAAATGCTAAATTAGCAGCCGCTGGAGCTCTTCAAATTGTATCTTTAGCAGCCTCTCTACTACTGATGGTTAAAGCTATAAAAGGGTTGTCTAATTACAATATTGAAGATGCTGGGAGCACTATTGGTGCTTTAGTATTAGCTGTTGGATCGTTATCGGTTCTTATGATTGCTGTTGGAAAAGCGAATGGTTTGGGCGGAGCTAGAGGAGCGCTTACATTGTTAAGTTCCGTGGTAGCAATATACGGATTAGCTAAAGTAATGTCTAAAATTTCTAAGATGGACTTTAGTTCCATGAAGAAAGGATGGAAACAATTTGTAGCCGTATTCGGAACGATGATGCTGTTATTTAAGGCATCTGCTAAAGCTGGTCCGAATGCCTCTAAAGCAGCCGTATTACTACTTGGATTTACTGTTAGTCTACATGTTTTACTTGCTGCATTTGAGAAATTACAGAAGTACGATTTTAAGACAATGGCTAAATGCATAACGGATCTAATTGCACTGATGATACCTATTGGGGGTCTAATTAAAGCTAGCGCTAGCGCTGGACAATATGCTGCTAGAGCTGGTGTTATGATGATGACCGTTGCTGGTTCTATTGTAATTTTAACTGCGGCTATAGCTATACTATCCGGTCTTGACCAGTCAAAAATGGCAGGAGCGACCGCGGCTGTTGATTCCATAATCTTATGCATGTCAGCTATGATCAAAGCTGGCGATGTATCAATTGATGCTAAGAAGTCAGTGATAGTTGCTGCTTTGGTTGTAGGCGAGATAGCTGGAGTTATTGCTTTGTTGGCTCAGCTAGATCCAACTGGAGTTATGGCAGGATCAGCAGCAATATCATTGCTTTTAGGTGTATTTACATTATGCTTAAAAGGGTTCGCTGGTGTTGGAAAGGTGCGCGCTAGCGTTCTTTTAGCTGGTGCAGTTCTTTTGGAAATAGCTGGTGTTATTGGGCTAGTAGCTCAATTGGATTGGAAACGATCGTTAGCGGCATCAGCTGGATTAAGCATGGTTCTGTTATCTATATCAGCTTCTATGCTGATACTTCAAAATGTTCCTATTGCCGGGGCTATAAATGCGTTAGGAAGTTTCTCGATATTTGTCGCTGGACTCGCAGCAATTATAGCTGTACTCGGAGGTCTCAATAAGATACCTGGATTCCAGGATTTCATGAACGGTGGAGTTCAAGTATTAGAAATCCTTGGCGAAGGTTTAGGAAAATTAGTCGGCGGAATCATATCCGGCGTTGGTCAGGGAATTACAGATGGATTGCCGCAAATAGCTACAAATCTATCAGACTTTGCAAAGAAACTGCAGCCATTTTTATCTGCAATGGGCAAAGTAAAACCTGAGATAGGATCATCTATGTCCGTGCTGGCGGGGTGTATTGTCAAAATAGCCGGAGCAGAGATTGTAAATGCCATTTCTACCTTTGTAAACCTTGGAAAAGATCCAATTCAGAAATTTGCTTATCAACTTCAGTACCTTGGTGCTGGTATGAAAGCATATGGCGATCAAGTAGCAAATGTAAATCCGGAAACAGTTAAGGGCACCGCAATAGCGGCTAAAACCCTAGTTGAATTAGCGAATGCTATACCACGATCTGGAGGATTAGCTCAACTGTTAGCCGGGGCAAAGGATCTCGCTGATTTTGGATTATCTCTTATACCGTTTGGAGCAGCATTTTCAATATATGCTACAGAAGTCGCTAACATAAATCCTGGGGTAATTAAAGGAACATCTTCTGCAGCTCAAACATTAACTGATTTAGCGAATGCTATACCTGAAGCTGGTGGATTAAAACAGCTACTGACAGGATCTAAAAGTTTAACTTCATTCGGATTATCTCTTATACCGTTTGGAGCAGCATTTGCTACTTATTCTAGTCTAGTTGCCGGAGTTAATACGGACACCGTAAAAGCAACATCTGCGGCAGCAATGACGATAACAGAATTTGCAAATTCAATCCCTAAGTTAGATGGTATGAAAGAGTGGTTCGTAGGGGGCTCTGAAGATTTAGGAACTTTTGGTAAGAGCATGGTATCATTTGGTAAGTCATTTGCAAAATACTCTGACACTGTATCTAAAGTCGATACTGAATCGATAAAGGCAACGTCATCGGCTGCAATGACAATTACAAAATTAGCAGGAACAATACCGAGTTTGGATGGTATGAAAGAGTGGTTTGTTGGAGGCTCACAGGACTTAGGAACTTTCGGTAAGAGTATGGTCTCATTTGGTAAGTCATTTGCTAAATACTCTAAAACAGTATCCGGAATCGATACCTCAACTATAACAGCTACATCTGCCGCAGCTACATCCATTGCAAAATTGAATGATGATCTACCAGAAGCAACTTCTGCTAAGAGTATACTCTTTGGTGGAAACAAGGAGAGCTTGAAGAAATTCGGAAAGAATCTCGTATCGTTTGGTGAGAGTTTTGTTAGCTTCTCAGCAACAATAAAAGGAGCTGACACATCTAACGCTGGAACTATTGCTAAGCAATTATCTGATTTCATTAATTCGTTAAATGGAATTAAGGGTGGACTAGATAAAAAAGTCAAAGACATGAACAAAGCGTTTAAGGCTTTAGGTAAGACATCCTTAGAATCTGTGCAGAATGGGTTCGAATCAAAATCGGGGGATTTCAAGAAGGTTGGCTCTAAGGTTGTTGGGTGGATTTCCACTGGAATGAAAAATAACAGCGAAGATATGAAGTCTCCGTCATCAAGCGTAGCTAAGAAGTTCTTGAAATACGTCACTGATGCGTTTAAATCGGATACAGATACTACCGATGGATTTAACTCAGTGGTAAATAGCGCTCTTAGTACAGCTAAAAGCACATTTAATGATTATAATTCAAAATTCAAAGACGCCGGTTCATCATTAGCCAAGAACCTTGCTAGCGGTATGAGATCTAATTCTAAAGATTTTAGTACGGCTGGCGCTAATGCGGCTATAGGATTTATGAGCGGGGCAAAGAACAAGAGCTCGGATGTATACTCTACTGGAGTTTCCTTAGGAAATCAATTACTTAAGGGTATGAAGAGCAAAAAGTCTCTTGACGAGCATTCCCCTTCCAAGAAAACCAATAAAGTTGGTGTTTACGCTGGAGAAGGTCTTGTGAAAGGTGTTAAATCAACGGCTGGAGACATTGAACTTGCTGGTATTGACGCTGGAAGAGGGGCTTTGTTAGGCGCAGGAAAAGGTATAAAGGATGGAGCTAAGAAAGCGCAAAAAACAGTTACGGGATATGTTAAGGGAATTAAGAAATCCATTAGTAAATCGGTTGGAAATAAAGACGTTGATGGCGTTATGAAGACTGTAAATGGCATTCTTAATGCAGGCAACAGTACGTTTTCAGACCAAATGGATAAAACGACAAAAGACATTATCAAAAATGCTAACAAAACTGGAGCTGGCGTAACTAGTTCATATGATGCCACTTCTAAGAAGATCGCAAGTAAGTCCAAAAAGAACAGCAAGAAAGCAAAGATGAAGATGACCAAAATCATTAAGGTCGCTTATCAGTTTGGAAAGACTTTCGACAAGGCTGTAAGCTCATTTAATAAAACCCCATATGAGACGATTACTAAAATCTCTAAGAGTTTAGGAAAAGAGCTTCTCAAGACAACACCTAAGCTTAAGACACTTAGCAAAGCTACTAAAACTGCCGAAAAAACTATCAAGAATTTTGCTATTGCACTGTATAAGGAATCGGATCAGTATAAGGAAGACACTAAGTCTGTTAAGCAGCACGAGGCAGCTTTGAAGAAACTTCTTAAGACACAAGATCGTTTAAAGAAGGGTCTTAGCGCTTCAGGCAAGAAGCTTAGCAAAAAGAATCTCAATTCGGCTATTAAGGAAAATAACACTGCTATTAAAAATGCTGTGAAACAGCTGAAAGATGATCAAAAGACGATCCAGTCCAATATTAACTCGACGTTCAAAGAATACAGGAACAATATCATTAATTCGATAAAGGAATATACTAAGTTTACGAATATTGCATTCGATAACTCTAGGAACATATTCTCCGAATTCTCTGATTCTATGGACGATGAGATGAGTACAGTTCTTAAGAACATGGAAAGTCAGGTTGATGGTTATCAGGAGATGAAGGATAACCTTGCGAAATTATCCAAGAATGGTCTTAGTAAGGGACTTATTGATACTCTTAAAGGTATGGGAGAATCTGGGTATGCATACATAAAATTATTTGCAAATGCTTCAAAAGAAGAAATCGACAGAGCGAACAAAGCGTATGCAGAAGCCAGCAAACAAACGAAAGAAGATATTATAGCTTCTTATAAACAGACTTACCAAGATGCTGTCAAGTGGAAGAACTCCATTAAGAAGATGCTAAATCAGGGTTGGGATATTCGACTTGTTCAGGAATTGGTTGACGAGGGTCCTGGAAACCTGAGTAAAGTATTGGAAATGCTTACCTTTTCAGCTGAAGAGCGTAAAGAAATTAATGACGTATATGTTAAGAATCTCAAACTTCAGAAATCTGGAGCTAATGATATTATCAAGTCGTTTGCTTTGAAGAAAGAAAAAGAAGCTGCCAAGAATAAAGCGAAGAAATCCGTTAAGAAAACAGCCAAAGAAGTCAAGAAAGATGTAAAAGAAATTCCAAATGCTGTTTCTGAAGCAGCTAAGGAAATGGAGAAAAATCTCAAGAAGATAAACAACGATTGGGACGATGCAAAGAAGAAAATCGAAGATACGGCAAAGTCTATGACGGAATCCGTAAAGAGCAGTCTCGATAGCTTCACGTCGTTTGTTAATTTCGACATTTCAAGTTCTACAGATTACTTTACGAGATACGAGGAAGTAGTAAATGATCTTGGCAATGATACTATTATCGACCGTATGTGGTCGCAGGTTAATGCCGAAAAGAGAGTAATCGAAGGTCTCGAGGAACTAAAGAATATGGGATTTGCAGATGGATTGCTGGATTATCTTAAGAGTCTAGGGACGCAAGCAATACCGTATATCGAGGGATTCAAGCTTGCAACTAGTGAACAAATTACAGAAGTAAATAATCTATTTGCTGAAAAAATGCAAATGACAAAAGATTCGGTAAAGCAACAAGCCAGAGATAATGTCGAAGCTGTTAAGAAATGGGAAGCTGAAATACTTGACCTTGCTAAATCGCTAGATCCTAGATTGTTAAAAGAACTAGTCGATCAGGGAATGAGCGCAGCTGATCTTGTTGATGTATATTACAGCATGACGCCTGCTGAAAGAAAAGAAATGAACGATCTGTATGTCGAAAAATTGTCAATAAATGAAGAAGTAGCAAAAACAGTATCCGACTCATACAAAGAAGCAGGTCTAGGTGCTGTTAATTCTATGTATCAGGGAATGATCGATGCAGCTACAGGTAAGGATGTGTCTTCTAAGAAAGGCTCGTCCAGAAATCTTAAAGGGTCAGCAGCTACAAAAACGGTTAATGCGGTAGCTAAGTCGTTCGACGAGGCACTTAAAAAAGATACGTCATTCAAGTCTTCAGGTAAGAAAGCTGGAAGCCAGTTCAAAGCTGGAATTGACTCAGCTTCCGAAGGGGTTGCAAAGTCTGCAAAGCAATCAGCCAAGAAGGCTTGTACAACCTTTACGAATTACGCAGAAACAAACTTCAAGAAAGCTTTTAAATCTGCCGGAACATCTCTTGGCTATTGCTTTGCTTTAGGTCTTGCTGCAACAACTGTGTTAACAGCTGTAGAATCTTCTTGTAAATCAGTGGTAGATAAAGCATTATCTTCGTTTTCAAAAGGCAGCGACAAAGCATCTTCTAAAGGAAGTGCACTTGGTAATTCATTTGCTCGAGGCATTAGAGGAGCTATACCATCAGCTGTTAGTGCTGCTCAGGAATTAGTTGACGCTGTGAACGCAGTACTATCTAAAATACAGATGCCTACTTTAAGTGCCAGTGTTAACACTTCGAATCTGTCGTCAATGGTTAGTAGCGGAGTGACATCAGCTACGGGATCTTCTGTAGCAGGAGCTAGTGCCGGTTTAGCAACTTCTATAGCTAGTGGAATAGCCGGAAGTGTGTTCGGAAAAGGTAGCGGTCTTAGCAAAGCTTTGGCGGAATTACGGAATAGCGGAATGGGTAAAACTGGTCGCGCTCTAAAAGGATCTAGTACCAATGTAACTAACAACTATACATTCAACCAGACTAATAATTCGCCTGTAGCATTATCTAATAAAGAGATATATCGACAGACAAAGAACCAGTTTAGTCAATTAAAGGGGGCTCTTAAATGATAAAGAAAGTAATCGTTACTAATTATTTAGGGGAATCCCTAGAAATGGAACTAGCTAGGCCTGAGGTTTCGGGTCTAGCTATAACAGACATTGAAGGTTTGGGGCCAGTTAAGGCAACTATCAACACTAGTGAGATAGCGACCGGAGATGGAGCATTATATAATAGTGCTAAACTTGAAACTAGAAATATCGTTATGACTCTGGATTTTAGATTCGGAACAGATATCGAAACTATTAGGCATACTACATATAAGTATTTCCCTATCAAGAGATACCTCACGTTGACATTCGTAACGGATCAGAGATCTCTTGATGCTTTCGGTTACGTCGAGTCGAATGAACCTGAAATATTCCAGGCTCATGAAACTACTCAGATCTCCGTAATTTGTCCAGATCCATACTTTTATGCAACTAATGGAAAGACGCTTACATTATTTAGTGGTGTCAATCCTAAATTCGAATTTCCATTTGAAAACAATTCGTTAACTGAAAAGCTCATAAACTTCGGCGACATCGTACATATGTATGAGAATGTAGTAACGTACAAAGGAGATGCTTCAGTTGGTATAACGATAACAATTCATGCGCTAGATACAGTAAAAGATATTGTTATCTATAACGCTAGAACTCGTGAAGTTATGAGAATAAATACTGACTTTATACAGACCCTAACTGGTCAAGCATATGGTGCTGGTGACGATATCATTATAAATACTAAGCGAGGAGAAAAGTCAGTTACATTACTGAGAGCCGGATTAACGACCAACATTCTCAACTGCTTAGGTAAAGGATCGAGCTGGTTCCAGCTGTCGAAAGGAGATAATATCTTCATTTACAATGCTACAGAAGGAGCAATGAGTATTCAGTTCAAGATCGAAAACGATACGATATACGAAGGAGTATAACTTATGGAAGGTGATTAATTTGAGGAGGTAAGCAATGGAAGCTACAATATTAAACTCAAGGTTTGAAAAAGTAGCCATTATTGACAGGTTCAAGTCCTTCATTTGGACTGATAGATATCAAGAGAATGGGGACTTTGAACTCTACCTCACTTTGGACATGGATGGAGTGTTTCCTTATCTAGTCAATGACTACTATCTTCAAAATGACGATTCAGTTCACATGATGATTATTCAGGGAATGCTTCTTGAAACGAATACTACAGAAGGACCAACAATTAAAGTTATAGGCTACTCTCTTGAGAGCTTGCTGAAGCGTAGGATAATATGGGACAATACTACACTTGGCGGAAATTTCCAAGATGGAATAGAGAAGCTTATAAATGACGCTATAATAGCGCCGTCAAAATCGGAAAGAAAAATTCCTAACTTTGTATTCAAGAAAAGTACGGACAGTAGAATAACCGCTCTGACTATTGACGCAAAGTATGAGCAGCATGAAAACTTATACGAGGCAATAAACTCACTTTGCGTCGAGAAACAAATTGGATTTAAAGTTACGTTAAATGAAAATAAACAATTTGAGTTTGAGCTGTACAAAGGCGTTGATAGATCTTATGCACAGCAATTAACTCCGTATGTTGTATTCAGTCCTTCATTTGAAAACTTAAATAACACATCTTATTTGGACAGTAAAGAAGATTACGCAAACGTTGCATTAACTGTTGGAGAGGATGGGGATACACAAACATTATCCGGGAATCCGTTGAAGATTACTAAAGAAGTGACTAGGGACGGAGAAACTCAGGAACAGTTGAGCGGTATGCATCGATGCGAGATATATGTTGATGCCGGGTCGATTACTTCTGAGGATGAGGACCATAAAATGAGCGACGCCGAGCGACTGAAAGTAGTTGCTCAGAAGGGCAAAGAAGCTTTAGCTGAGAAACCACATACCATATCTATGGATGGAGATGTTGATCCTCATACTATGTTTGTATACGGACGAGATTTCAAAATGGGGGATGTAGTACAGATAGAAAACGACTATGGTATTAAAGGGACTTCAACCGTGTCGGAATTTATTATGTCCCAAGATTCTAGTGGGGAAACTTCATACCCTACTTTTACAGACTTTGTAAGCGCCGATGATAACCGAATACCAGTCGGCTCTTAAAAATAAGATAAAGGAGGAAAAATATGAGTTTTGCATCTGGATTTTTTAATTCCGTAGATCATGATAGATTATATGATGCTACCGACATTTCAAGATTATTTGATGGCTTGATTCGGGATGGAATATTCGCATCTATTGGCGACTGTCTTGTCGTAAAGCAGAGCAATCAGATGAACGTAACGGTTGGAACTGGACGAGCATGGTTTAACCATACTTGGAGTTACAATGATGCTCTTTATCCCGTGACGATTCCACCATCAGAGATTCTTATGGATCGTATTGATGCAGTTGTTCTGGAGATCAATTCAGTTGAATCTGTAAGAGCAAACAGCATTAAATTAATTAAAGGAACGCCATCGTCTACACCAGCCAAACCGGCATTGACAAATACTAAAGAAGTTCATCAGTATCCATTGGCGTATGTCACAGTTGGTAAAGAGGTTACGTCAATCAGGCAGGCGGATATTGAAAACTGTGTAGGGACGAGTGTGTGCCCATTTGTTACAGGCATTCTTGAGGTAATTAGTATTGAACAACTTATTCCTCAATGGAAGGATATCTTGAATCGGTTCGTAGAAGAGAATACTGCAAACTTCAATACATGGATGAATGGAGAAAAGCAGGATTACCAGGCTTGGCTCACAGCCGCTAAAAAAGAGATTACGGATTGGCAAGCAACTTCAAAATCGGACTATCAGAAATGGTACGACAGTATTAAGAATGGCTATGATCAGTGGTTCGCTACAATTAAAGCTGCTTATGACGCTAACTGGTCAACATTCCAGCAATGGGAAAAGGCGTCCAAGGCAGAGTTTGATAAGTGGTTTGAAAATATAAAAAACAAACTCGAAGGTGACCTTGGAGCTAAACTTACTCTAGAAACCGAGAAGTTAGGTAAAGAGAAAGTATCACTTATCGAGTCAACGAAAACAGATCTCAAAGGTACTGTGGAAGCTCCATTGATGTTAGGTAAGGCTACGAGGAATTTGTTGCCTTATCCATATGTACGCGCTAGCGGGTCGGTTTCGTATGGCATAACGATGACGTACACAGAAGAAGGAACTGTTTCTTTTGACGGCACATTATCGGATAATGCATCACAACCTGGTTTTAAATTATATAATAATACTGAAAAGTTATTTAATGATGCTATAAATACGCTATATTCAAAGTACGATACGACAATTCCAGGTGTCTTGCATGCTTTTTTTCAAATTTTTACCAAAGGTAATACTTGGGTAACCAACGTCGAGACTTTATCAAAAAACGACTATGACTGGTCGAAATACTATTGTAATTATGCTGTTCAATATCATAAAACTTCCGGAGATGTTCATGGGACAGTATCCAATATCAGAATAGTAACCGATGCCGATGATCCATTTGTTCCATATTCCGGATACGATATTAAGACGATTGGAAAGAATTTGATTCCGTATCCATATTATCGTGGATCTGAATATACTACTAATGGAATAACATTCACCGTAGATTCAAAAAGAATAATTCATGCTTCTGGAACAGCTACCAGCACAGCGTTTTATACATTCGTCTATGGTACGATAATCCCTTGTATAACAGTTGGCAAAAAATATACTATGACCTTAACTGTTAAAAATGGCCCTGCATCTGCGTTTTTAGCTAATGTTAAGGATGGCAAGAATACCGATATTGCCGCTATACGATCGTTAAGCGTTGGAACAAAATCAACCACATTCACATTTACGAGAATAGATGGAGCAACTGATGCGATTTCGATTTATATTGCTGCCGGAACGACCCTAACCGGCTGTCAAATCCAGGTCCAATTAGAAGAAGGGGAAACTGCTACAGATATTGAACAGTATAGGTCATCAACCACGAAGATTACTAAGGATACAGAGTTTCCTAATTTCGATCTGAAATCGTTCGACGGAGCTACTCATATAATCTCTCCAGGCAATATTCAGTCATTCCATACTGATGCTCCAAATGGAAAATACTTGTTGGAGTCGATTAAGAAATCGGCAGAGTCTGGAGGCATTAGCTATGGGTCAGATGAACCGACTAATTCCAAACCTGGCGATTTGTGGATTGATACTAGTCTTTCAAATGTATTAAAGTACTATGCTGGGAAATATTGGTATCCAGTTAACTCTGGCATATACATTGCAAGTAGTACTGGTGGGTTCCCATCTTCGCCATATGTCGGTCAGCTATGCTATAAACCAACTACAAAAATGATGTATGTTTATATTCCGTATGGAGGATCGTTTGGTGGTCCAGGTTGGTATCCAATTGGATCTGATGATCCAGGAGGATATCATTACGGCGCTTCTGCTCCAACTAATACCAAACTCTTATGGATTGATACGTCGGGTGTAGCTAGGTTCTATAATGGATCTTCGTGGGTACCGTTGGCAGCAACGTGGGGTTAATTCAAAATGGGGGTATTATATAATGTATTTATCGGGATTTGATCGTTTTACGAAAGACAAAGAAAAACGAGATATAAAAAATCCCCGGGAGGAAAAACCAAATAAAGTTTTTAAAAAGGAGGGTGAAGATAATGCCTAATTTTCTTACCGCGGCAGAAATGAACACGCTTAAAGCCAAGGTAAAAACGGAAATGCAACGTAGAGCATATAATGGTTCTATGACTGGGTTTGCATCTGCATCGTACGACTTCTCCACAACTCCTGCATCTGGAACTAAAGTCACAGCGGACCAAGGTAAAAAAGTAGTCGAGCCTTTATTGAATATTAAAGATCATGGAAACTTGAACACTGCTGATTTAAAGGCTGGTTCTAAGATCCCATCTTCTTTCAATAACGAGTTACTATCTTATACTGACTCATTATCTCAAGAGCCGCTTGATGGAGCTACCTCTTCATGTCGTGGAGCATGCTCTGGACTATGTGTAGGGACGTGCGGTAGTACATGCAGCGGATGTAGCAGCTGTTCTGGTGGATGTAGCGGATCTGGTGGATCTGGTGGCAGCGGCTCGAGTGGCTGCGGAGGATGCTCTGGCAATTGTGGAGGATGCAATGCTTGCTCTGGTTGCATAGGGTGTAGCAGTGGATGCCAAGGAGGATGTTCTGGATCTTGTGAAGGGTGTGGGAGATCTTGCAATGGGTGCAGTGGGTGCGACGGATCTTGTGAAGGGTGCTCAGGATGCGCTGGATGCGGAGGATCTTGTTCTAGTTCATGTTCATCGAAAGGAAAGGGTTCGGCTTGTGCCACATGCTATAGTTGTACTGGCTGTGCTAGTTCGTGTTCTTCATGTTCATCTTGTGGAGGATGTTCTGGATCAAGTGGATGCGGAGGAGATTGTACTGGATGCTATGCTGGGTGCGACGGATCTTGTGAAGCTACTTGCTTCAGCAATTGCGACGGGTGCGAAGGATCTTGTGAATCGGAATGCACAACTGGATGCCAGGGATGCTCCGGATGTTCAGGAGGATGCTCCGGATGCTCAGGAGGATGTGGTTCTGGATGTTACGGCTCATGTACTGGAAATTGCGACGGATGTAGTAATGGCTGTAGTGGACAATGTAAAAACGCATGCGCAACAACTTGCTCTGCAACATGCTCTGGAACATGTCAAGCTCAAGCGTTTGGCGCCGTAGTCTCAGGGGGGGTAGTTGAGGACCAAACAGTAGATCTGATTGCCAATGGTATGATGAAACCGATATACTCTAAAGCATTGTGGAACCAAGTGCTTCCAGGTGGCGGTTATGCTAATAATTCTAATTATGAGCTTAAAGATCTTGGGATACAGATACGTTACGATAAAAAGAATAGCGAAATATTGTTTGATTTATCCAATGGACTTACAGTAGTTGACAACACCATATTCAAACAGTTAGGCTATAAATTGGCAATACCTCTATTCGTAATGCTTAATGATTCGAACATAACATATAATCCAAACAATGTTGGATCATCAGATAATTATTGGCCTCCAACAATTGAGAATGCTAACGGTCTTGTCATTAACGCCGGTCAAGGGTACCAAATAATGGTATCACCGAACGAAATCACACAAGTAAATAAAAAATGCACTAGGTTCGACTTAATTTGGTATAAATATAACACTACTAAAAATTATCCTGAAGTTGGTTCAATATTTAAGGGGTCAAAGGTAATTAGAATACCATTCAAAATAACAGGAATATAAAAACTATTAAAAGAAAAGGAGTTAACTAATATGAAAAACTTTACATTAGGACTTAACAAGGAAACAGCTGACTATTTACAGAGACTTGCATACGAGGTTATGACTAGAAAAGACGTTGTAGCTCATATGCTTGAGTCGGCGAAAGATGATACGGATGCTTCAGTGCTGGACTCAGTACCATTTAAGCATTATCACAAACTGCTTGAAGAGGCTGAGTGTTCCTATGACGTTGCTAAAGCTGAGTTAGAGAGATCTCTGCAGCCTCGTGTTCTGGAGCATGAAGGAAAAGATGTTAAATTCAGATGGGAAGTAACAGACTTCTCAGAACACCTCGTACACATTACTGTGTTAGGGGATTAGGCCTATGAAGAAGTTTGAACAGTTTCAGGATATGATCGGAAGGTTGTATCCTGAGACTATTATAACAAATAATGCATCAGACAGAAAAACTTTATCTCGTACAGTGACATTTCAGGTAACAGACGAGTGCAATTTATGCTGTACCTACTGCTATCAAATAAATAAAGGCAAGAGAAAAATGAAGTTCGAAGATGCAAAGAAACTTATTGATATGCTTCTTACCGGAGATGAACGCCTCGGTAACTACATCGACGCCTCTACATCACCTGGTATTATCATTGAGTTTATTGGCGGAGAGCCTTTCTTATGTGTGGATCTTATTGATCAGATTTGCACATATTTCTATGATAAGGCTATCGAGTTGATGCACCCATGGGCAACAAAATTCTGTATTTCGATTTGCTCAAATGGTGTATTATATTTTGAGCCTAAGGTTCAGAAGTTCCTGAACAAATGGCGCCATAATCTCTCTTTCTCAATTACCATCGATGGAAATAAGGCTCTGCATGATGCTTGTAGAGTCTTTCCAGATGGTACTGGCTCTTATGATGTGGCAGTAGCTGGAGCTCGTGATTGGATATCAAGAGGATATTATATGGGCTCTAAGATCACTATAGCCCCAGGTAATGTTCAGCATCTGTTTTCAGCGATTAAGCATATGGTGGAGCTTGGATATAAAGACATTAATGCGAATGTCGTTTACGAAAAAGGGTGGACATTAGATCACGCAAAGATCTATTATGAACAGCTCAAAATGTTGGCTGATTATTGGCTTGAGAACGACTTAGCTGATGATCATTTCATGGCGCTATTTGAGAATGACTTCTTTAAACCAAAGGAAGAAACCGATGTCGAAAACTGGTGCGGCGGAACTGGATTTATGTTAGCGATGGACCCAGACGGTTGGCTTTATCCATGCATTAGATATATGGAGAGCAGTCTAGGAACATCTCGAGAGCCTCTTAGAATTGGCCATGTCAATTTCGGAATTGCTCAAAGAAAATGTGATAAGCAGTGCGTTGAGTGCCTCAATAAAATTGACAGAAGAACGGAGTCTAGTGACGAATGCTTCTATTGCCCTATTGCTGAAGGCTGCAGTTGGTGCTCTGCATACAATTACCAGGAAAATGGAACACCGGATTCTCGTTGCACTTATATTTGCGATATGCACAAGACCAGATCACTTGCAAATGCATACTTCTGGAATAAGTGGTATCGTAAGAAACATTGGAAACAGAGATTCAAAATATACTGCCCGGATGAATGGGCCATTCCTATTATTGGAGAAGAAGAACTTAATATGCTTAAAGAATTAAGTAAGGAGGATCAAAATGAAACTTAAATTTGGAAATGGAACGACAGTTGATATTCGAAAATTTACAAGAGAGTATGCTCAGAATCAGTCCGGTAGAACTTATCTGAACATCACTTCAACATACGAATCCCCAGCAGTGTTTGACAGAATCGCTTCTACAGCTCGTAATGCCGACAATATCTCTCATATGGAGATTACAGACGACAATGAAAATGTCACTACATTCGACGGGTTCAAGCTGGACAATGTTATTGAGATTCATGATGGGTTGTCTAATGACGTCACTATCAGGGCATACAAGAACGATCCAGTTGTTACGACCGACGTCGATAACTCAGAATCAGGGGCTACCAGCGAGTCTTTGACATAAATCAAAATGGTTTAGGGAGGTGATACCATTGCAGTAATTCTTAACCGTCCAAGTGACGTTAAAAGAAAATTAAATAATATCTCTAGACTTTTACTCGTTTGTGTCTAGGGATAAGAACTTTTAAATCAAAATAGGAAAGGAGCTGTTTTGCTATGGATTATACACCAAACATCGACGCCCAAGGAATGCGACGGCCTATGGGTCCTGTAGACCAACCAAATTGGAATGGAGGACCAAAACTTATTCATAATCCCCAAGTTATGAATAACCAGACTGTAGGGCAGCCTAATCTGGCAAACGCAATGGCAAATCAACGGCCAATTATTCCAATCAGAGGAAGGATTGTAACTTCAGAGCAGGATATTGTGCCTGCAGAAATACCAATGGATGGCAGTATTTGTCTGTTTATGACAGAGGATTGCAAGAATGTTATTGCTAAGCAGTGGAATAGCAATGGCGTTCTGCAAAGTATTATCTATTCTATAAGTTCGAATGAGCAGGCTCAATCAGAGTGTCAAAATGGTGATAACACCGGAGAATTAAAAGCTCAGCTTGACAGAATAGAGAATATGCTCAAACGGCAAGGGCATCAAAATAAGTCGCGATTCAAGGAGGACAAGAAGAATGATAAGTCAATGTATTCAGCAAATGGCAATGAAGATTCTAAAGGAGAATCCTAATATTGCTAATAACCCTAATGCTCAAAGCATGATTAACGTTATTCAATCTGGCGATGAGAAAAAAGGACAGGAGATTGCAGAGAACATTTGTAAGTCTATGGGAGTAAGTAAAGAAGATGCTATCCGACAGGCAGAACAGTTTTTCCATGTAAAATAAGGAGGAAGTAATTATGTTTAATATGGGTAGTGCACCAAGTCTTTCAGATATCGCTGCTGTTACAAAAGATGGAAATGGTGATGGCTGGGGCAATGGAAACGGATGGTGGGTATTAATCATCCTGTTTGCTATCTTCGGCGGATGGGGAAATGGCTGGGGTGGCCAGGGACGAAATGGAGAGAGCTGTGCAACTAATGGCGATCTTCAGAGAGGATTTGATACCCAGTCAATTCTTAATAAGCTTAATGGCATCAACAGCGGAATTTGCGATGGCTTCTATGCTATGAATACTAGCATGCTGCAGTCTACTAACGCTCTTCAGAGTGCTATCAGTGACAGTGCTAACGCTTCTAATATCGCAAATTTACAGTCGACAAATGCCATTCAGTCACAGTTAGCTGATTGCTGCTGCCAGAACCGCCAGGGACAGGCTCAGATTCAGTATGACATGGCCACAAATACTTGCGCTATCACCAATGCAATTAGCAATCAGACAAGAGACATTATCGACAATGATAATGCCAATTATCGTGCTCTGCATGATGAAATGGTCAAAATGCAGATGGATGCAAAAGATCAGACAATTGCTAGCCAGCAGGCTGCTATTAACAAGTTGGAGCTTACAGCATCTCAGTGTGCTCAGAACCAGTATCTTGTTAATCAGTTACGTCCAGCTGCTGTTCCGGCATTTACAGTTCCAAATCCATATGCAAACTACGGGTTTGGATGCTACTGCGGATCAAGTAATAACGGTTGCTGCTAATTAACGTCAAAATGATTAGGGAGGGTCTAGAAACGGGCTCTCCCTTGTATGGAGGTATTATAAAATGATTGAATTATCAAATACTGCTGATCAGGTATTAACTGCTGGTCAGTCCATTACCTTTGACAAAGTTCTTCTTAAGACAGGTTGTGCTGAGTGTCATAGAGCAAACACTGGATCTGTTAAAATGAGAGCTAATGGCATTTATGAAGCTTCTTTTGCTGGTAACATCTCGGGCGCTGTCGCAGGCACTCCTGTACAGCTTGCTTTCCAATTAGGAGGAGCAACGATGCCAGAGACAACTATGGTTGCTACTCCAGGAGCTGCCAATGCTTCTAATAACGTAGCTACCTCGACATTAATCAAGAATTGTTGCGGGGACTACGATCGTATAACCGTGACTAATACTGGTACTACGGACGTAACTGTCGCTGCTAATAGTGCTTTTATTGTCCGTAGACTTGCCTAAGGAGGTGTCGTCAAAATGGAAAAGATGAAAGATCTCTGTTCTATTAAGGCAACTCTTGTAGATTCAGTCAAGGAACAGCTTTCTCATGGAATCGAGTGTGTAGATGCTCATGAAATGGGCGAAGTCGTTGATATGATCAAAGATATTTATGAAGCTGAGAACTACTGCATGCAGTCAAAGTACTACAAATCGATTGTAGAGGCTATGGGAGATGGGTCTTACGGTTACAATCCAAATCGCTACGCCTCTAGTGGTAGATACGCTTCAACTGGGCATGGATCTAGATATGGGTATATGCCGTATTTAGAAGGTGAAGACTACACTATGCAGCAGTATCTAACAGGCGACCCAACAGAGTTCGCAGACCAGATGAAGCTCCGTTATGGTTATATGGATCAAAATGAACCAAAAATGATGAACAAGCCAGTTAGCACTTATGGTGCTGCATATGATTCTTGGTCTGATGCAAGAAAACATTATACGAAAACTGGATCATCAGAAGATAAAGAGAGAATGGAACAGCATGGAGAAGAGCATGTCGAGAAGGCCATTATCTCTATGCGTGACATTTGGAGCGAAGCCAGCCCTGAATTGAAACGCAGAATGAAAACCGAACTTTCTACATTAGTAGACGGCATGAGTATCTAAAGAGAACTGCGATTATGGACAGATTCTCAATGAATGGATATTTATGGAGGATAAAGTTCGTAAACCCAAATGACAAAATGCTCATGGATAGGACTGGAAAAATGACATTAGCCACCACAGACCCAAACCTTGCAACTATTTTCATGTCGAGGAGCTTATCTGGTGCACTCCTTATGAAAGTTCTTATCCATGAGCTAGGTCATTGCGCTCTTGTTAGTTACAGTTTGCTAGACGATATTCATAAGGTTGTAAAGCCGGAATATTGGATATGGGCTGAAGAATGGGTCTGCAACTTTATAGCCGATTATGGAACTAAGATATTTTCAATAGCTTATTCTGTATTAGGTAATGACGCATGGATGTTTATTCCTTATGAACTTGATAGAGTAATCGCATAAGGAGGAAATTATGGAAAGCATCGTATCGATAATTGTCACTGTGTTGTGCTCGGTTATTGCATCCTCGGGATTCTGGGCTTGGCTCCAGAAAAAAGATGACAAAAAATCATTACAAAGTCAGATGCTCATTGGACTGGCCCACGACCGCATTGTAGCATTAGGAATGACGTACATTGAACGTGGATGGATCACAAAAGATGAATATGAGAATTTGAGCGACTACCTTTATGAACCGTACAAAGCCCTAGGCGGAAATGGCTCAGCAAAGAGGGTTATGGAGGGAGTCAACCGACTCAAAATATTTACCGTACCACCAATATCGGAAGGAGAAAGTCAAAATGAAGTTAACAAATAAACAGTATGATATTCTTAAATGGATTGCATTAATTGCCTTACCAGCGATTGGTACTCTTTATTTCACACTTGCTACCATCTGGGGGCTTCCGTATGGAGACCAGGTCGTAGGAACTATTACTGCAGTTGACACTTTTCTTGGTGCTCTGCTCGGTATTAGCACTAGCCAGCATAACAAACGCAAAGCCGCTTCGGCAAAAAAGCAGTAGTATGCATATATGTCCCTAGACTGTTTATACGATGGCCTAGGGACGTCAGAGTATCGCTGGATTTTTCAGGGCGTGTTTCTTTTTCGCAAATATTTCCACTACTATAATGAGAACTAGAGACATTATTATAAGGAGGTACTTATTATGAAGAACATGAGAACGGTATTAGTTGTTAAGGCAAAGGACAAGAGTGAAGCTAGAGCAGCTTTACAGTACGCTATGGAAGCACTCGATGAGGATGAATTACAAAAGAATATCGAAATCAAGGTTAGTTTTCCTACAAAGAACACTTGTAACCTTGTCTCAATGTGGAAACGTTAATTCTAAATATATTGCTCATGGAAACATGGGCTTTATATTTTTACCTCGCAAGATATTCGTATATTATAATGAGAAATATACTAGACAAAATATGGAGGTACATAAATATGAAAAACTTATTACAGATATTCAAAGATGGAAGATGGTTAATTTGTATATTCCCAGTAGCAGTACTTATAATTGCAGTACTTACTATGGTAGGAATTATGAATCCAGCAATATCATTTGGAGCTGGCATTGTTGCATATTTGGTAGCAATTATGTTTAGTTATGACGATGAAGATGAGGACTAATTCAGGTCCTCTCTTCTTTCGCAATAAATTCACGCATTATAATGAAGATTAAACATTTAGGAGGTAATTTGATATGAAGAAAAGATTAAAAGAATTATTTGCATTGGTGTCAGCTTTAAGCTTTATATGCGCACCAACATTACTAATGTTCATTGGATTCTGGATGATCTACAATGTAGGTCTCTGGATCGGAATAACATTTAGTGCCGTTGGATATTTCGCATCAGTTTGGGAGTATTTCCAATTGCAAACTTATTTCAATAAGAGAAAGAAGAAAAATCAAAACACAACTAAATAAGGTCTAGGGACGCGGGCGATTCAAAGCCCGTTCCTTTTTCGCAAGATATTCTGTTACTATAATAGGAGGTGACTAGTATGTTTGGATTATTTAAACGCAAAAAGGATAAATCAGATCCAGTACTGGAGATGTTAAGAGAGGAAAATGAAAGGCTTGACAAAATCCTTGCAGAAAAGCAGAAAGAAACTGCTAAGGTAGAGGAGGAAATAGCCAAGGCTGAAAATGCTCTTAGAGCACTCGGGTATACGGATAAGGATTTGCGCCGACTTGTGCAGAAAGCAAAAATGAAAGTCATTTAAAGAGGATGAGGACTAATTCAGGTCCTCTACCTTTTCGCAATAAATTCCTTTGCTATAATAGGAAGAAAGGAGGAGCTAAAAGATGAAAGAATTCTTAGCAAACATAGTAAAGGTATTTATTACATTAGCGATTTTAGGACCAGTAATTGCACTGGTAGGAATAGGGCTTGGGATAGGAGCTTTACTATTTTAACTAGGATGAGTCAGTGGAAACATTGGCTCTTCCTTTTCTTTTTTATTTTTGTTTTAAGAAAGGAGTCAAAATGACAGTAAAAAAATTTTTGGAAAACAATAGAGCAGCAATTATGTACGATTTCGCAAATAAGGAATTGGAGAAGATCTTAGCGCGATCGAAAGAATTGAATAAAAAAATGAAAGCATTACCTGACAAAAATTCAGTAGAAGGATTAAACATTCTTGTTGAATCGCAACGTTTAGCAGGAAAAATCGAAGGCATTAACCTTATCATGGAAGAACTCGAACGCCTCGCAAAAATCTCATAGTGTATAATGAGATGAAAGGAGGAATGTAGGATGATTACATTAGCAATTTTAGGAGCTATTTTATTAGGAGTGATAGTAGTTGGAATAGCACTGCTCTTAGCAGGAGGTATTTCAATACTGCTCACTTTCGGAGATGTGATAGTGGCAGGATTGATAATCTATGCTATCATCAAACACATTTGGAAAAAACATCATAAGAACTAGGAGGGGCCTACATAGGCTTCTCCTTTTATATTTTTTAAATTAAAGGAGGATACAAAAATGGTAGTAAAGTATGTTGAAGATTTCGTTGGATTGGATGGTCATTTCTACGAGAGTAAGGTAGCATCAGATTGCAATTCTATTCGGTTGGTTCCGAATTGCGGAGGCATGATGTCAGCTGTATTCTTATACCGGGACAATGATCAGAGTATGATTATTCCATTCTCAGCAAGAGAACTTGATAAGAAGATGGTATACCTGGACAACAATATCTTTGATATCCACGTTGCATCTGGCATTATTGACTTGTCTGGATTCAAGGCTGTAAAACTGTCAAAATACATTGAGCTGAATTCAGTAATGAAGACGATTGGCAAGAGTCCGTTAATCGCTGGTAAATTGCCAAAAGGAACTCCAGTTGATACTAGGGATATATCAAAAGATATCTGTCATGCAATTGAATTCAATGATGACAGCTTCGAGCACCTGTTTAAAAATATGAAGGAGGGATTATAATGTTTAAAACTTACATTGATATTTCTAGACGGAATTATATTTACTATGCGGTTCACGATATTATTACGATGCGTAATGGCTGGGACGTAATAACCACTGTCACTAGACCAGATCATATAAGGATCTACTTCTCTTATAAATGGTTCCAGTATGGCAAGGTTCAAGCATTCAAAAAGGCGGTGAAAAACTATGCAAAAAGAGTCAGATATTACGATCACACATATATCCCTAAATATTTATTTGCGCAAGAGACAAGACCATATTCAGACAAACTCCAAGAAGCGCTCGCAGAGTTTTCCTACACAGCAGCAGTTCAAGGAGGTATTAGATGTAGAGATATCGAAGCTATAGTCAATGACGATGGCATAGTGATAGGATATAAAAGATAAGGAGGAATTAAAATGAACGTATTAGTATGTATTATATGTGTAACTATTGGCTACCTTGTCGGTATGCATGTTGGCAAAAACGTAACGAAAATGTCTTGCCCAGGCATCATCAAAATGGCTAGGGATGAGGAAAGAGACGAATACTACTGTGCTCTTGAGGTTAAGGGAAAAGACTCTCTTAAAGAGATGTACAATTCAAATACAGTAACGTTCGAAGTTAGGCGTATGTCGGACACGCAAATAAAACAGGGCTTATAATGAGAACTTTATTGTTATAATATTGAAAGGGGTCAAATATGGCAAGAGAAGAAGGAACTGAAAACTTAAGAGAGGTATTAGAGCAAACTATTATTGAAGAGGGCAATAAACTCTTCGATGAAAAGATTGGCGGCGAGCGAAACGCTATTGCCGACAATTTGGTTAGCTTCTACAAATTGAAATTAGAAGAAGACAAGCTCACACAGGAGCGTGATATCAAAATGAAAGAGTTTGATCACAAAGAAAGAGAACTCGACATTAGAGAACGCGAATTGGAGCAGTCCAAAACTAATTCAAAATTGGAGTTGATCAAATCCGGAGTAACGCTGGCCGCTTGGGCCGGTCTTAGCATCGGAGTGATGGTCTTCGAAGGTAATGGAGGTGCAATACTTAGTAAGGCATTTCCGGGGATCTTTCCAAAGACGAAGATCTGAGAAACAAGAAAGTTAAGTTTATAGGCTATGGAAACATGGCCTTTAAGCTTTTCGCAAATAATTCTTAGTCTATAATGAGAACTTTATTGTTTTAAGTTGAAAGGAGAATTAAAATGAAAGAAAAAACTAAACAGAAACTTAACGAGGCAAAAGAGTATGTTGTTGAGCATAAGAGTGATATCATCGCTTTCTGCGCTACGACTGTAGTTGCGGTTGCAGTTGGTCGTGCTTGTGGTGCTATGATTGGAAAGTACATTGGCATGACAAATGCAGAAGCATACAGAAATGGATGGCAGAAAGGCATGAGTGATTTTCACGATCGTATGCTGAGAGATAACATTGAAAATACCGAAGTTGTTAAGGCTTTAGTAGAATTTCAGGATCGAAACACAAAATAATAAAGAACGAAGTTTATAGGCTATGGAAACATGGCCTTTAAGCTTTTCTAAAGGAGTTAGTTATTATGGATACATTCTTATTAGCATTCTTAACAGCGTTTATAGTACTGATGATCTCAGAAAGACGCCATCGCAAATAATTCATTTATTATAATGAAGGAGGTGATAAAATGGGCAAAGAAACTTTATTGAAGATTGGTCAGATTGGATGCACTGCATTAGCAGGATTCTTAGGAATCTGTTTGACACAGTTAAGTATCGATAAGGCAGTCGATAACAAAGTAAAGGCTTTAGAATCAACCGACAAAAAAGAGGATGAGGACTAATTCAGGTCCTCTACCTTTTCTAGAAAGGAGTCAAAATGAACAGTGAACAGGTAGGATATTTTATTAAAAGAAACATGCCTACTATTTTATCTATAGGTGCGGCTATAGGTGTGGTAGTATCAAACATCCTTACAAATAAAGCATCTATCAAAGCAACACTTAAAGTTGATGAGATCGAGAAAAAGAAACACAGAGAGCTTACGTTTATTGAAGAGGTAAAAGTTGTAGCTCCAATTTATGCTCCATCTATTGTAGTTGGCGCTGCTACAATAGGATGTATATTTGGATCGAACTTCTTAAACAAGAAACAGCTTGCAGCATTAGCAGGAGCTATGAGTCTCTTACAGGCTAACTTTAAGCGATATAGAGAGGAAGTAGTGCACGAGGTAGGCAAAGAAAAAGAAGAAAATATTTGGAAAGCTAGCAGAGCTCCAATTACGAAAACAGTATCCGAGCAGGAATCAAAATTCGTAGATACGACAGGTCTGACATTCTTTATTGATAGCTTGACTGATGAGGGTTTCTACGCTGATAAGGCGACAGTAGAATCAGCTATATTAAAGCTAAATAGGAAATTAGCATTAAGCCCTGCTCACACGGTAACTTACGATCAGTTTAGATACGATCTCGATTTGCATCCAACAAGTTTTGGAAGCGTTGTAGGTTGGTCTAAGATCGATATGGACGAGAATGATAAGACAAATGAATGGGTTGATATTCAACTTGTGCCGTTTGAAAACACTGAGGGTTACTATATACGATATCTTGATTTACCGCATGGGTTATTCATGGAAACCAAAGCGGAGAAACGAGAAGTTAAAGGCTGGTTCAAAGACATGGAATACAGCTCAAGCATGCTGATATAAGAAAGGAGAAACAAAATGAGTTTTTTAAACAATTTAATTAAGGAGGCAAACAAGGTTCCAGTCATTGCCGATAAGAATGCGCCGATGCTCCTTATGATTGCTGGAATCGGTGGGTTAGCAGCTACAATAATAAGTGCGGTTAAAGCTACACCATTGGCAATTGACAAAATGGATGATGAGATTGCTAGGCGATACGAAGAAGGAGAAATCGAATATGAGGATCTGCCAATGTCCGTAAACAAGTCTGACATGGCGTATAGATTCGAGGAACTCGGTCCGAAGCAGATCGTAAAGTCTTGCTGGAAGTGCTATGTCCCTACGGTGATTTTAGGGGCTTTAAGTATCTCAGCATTCATTGGATCGTACAAGATCAGCACAGCTAGACTTACAGCTATGGCAGCGATGTACGAGTTTACGGCTAATGCATATGACAGATATCGTAGAAATGTAGCCAAAGTATCGCCAAAGACAGATGTCAAAGCTACCAAAGCTGCTAGGGACGAACAGGTAAAAGAGATCTCAGAGTCTAAGTTTGATGGAATGCCAGAAGGAAAAGAGGTTTGTATCGACCTGTATACAGGCAACGTGTTCTATTCGACAAGAGAAGAAATACTGCAGGCCGTTGGAAAGATAAAGGATCGATTCCTTGGCGGAGAGATGTTTATATCTCTGAATGAATTCTACGATGAAGTAAATGCAAATCATGTAGAAGTAGGAGACGATGTAGGATGGTCGCCAGACACTTATGTAGATGTTCAGTTCGACTCAACGTTGAGGAATGGAAAGCCATGCCTGACAATTGGATATTTCGCAAATCCGAGGTTTGATTACCGCGAATTAATGTAGGGTCGCAAAAAAATCATATATTATAATGAGAGATATACCAAAAAATTTAAGGAGGACAAAAGTATGTCAGAATTACAGAATGAGAACGAGGTATTAGTATCAGAGGACGTTAACACAACGCCTGCAACTGAGGAATCTAAGGACGATTCATTAGGCAAACTTGGGATTGCACTGATCGGATTAGCGGCTGTCGGAACTTACACGCTTGGAAAAGCGGCAGTTAAGGGAGGCAGGATGTTAGTCGAGAAGGCAAAAGAAAAGAGAGCCGACTTGAAGAGGCTGAAAGACTCTAAGGACGCAGATTATCGTGAAGCGGAACTTGAAGACGATGCCGAAGAAGATCAGGATGAAACTGAAAAGTAGTACTTAAAAGATTGGAAATCTTTGGTCTAGGATCATGGAAACATGGTCTTAGACTTTTTGTTTTAGAAAGGAGTCAAAATGGAAAGACTTGAAAGCAACTCAATCGCAACTGGCGCTAAGGCAACAAAGAAAAAACCTACTAAAGCCGAAGAGCGTCATAAGATTGAAAAAGTTGTAAAGAACAGGGTAACGACTCAGAAAAAATCACTGGGTCAGAAATTTGGAGAAACGTTTTTAAGCGATGAATCAGGAGGTGTTGGATCGTATATCTTTAATGATGTTCTGATTCCAGCATTAAAAGACACATTCGTAGACATGGTCGAAGGTGCTATCAATATGGCGTTCTATGGTGACACAAGACACAGATCACGTAGCCGTAGCAGCATCAGTCGAGGTAGTGTTGAGCGCATACCATACGATGCTAGCTTTGATAGCCGTAGCAGACGTAGATCAGCACCTCGAGGCAGGTCTAGATACGAAATGGACAATCTTAGATTCGACTCGAGAGCAGATGCGGAAATATTGCTTGATACTTTAACTGAGTATCTCGATCAGTATGGATCAGTGTCTGTCGGCGATGTGTTTGAGTCTATTGATATTCCGACACAGGCAAACGATTTCCATTATGGATGGTATGAGCTTGGTGGAGCACATATTAGAAAGACTAGAAACGGAGGATATGTATTAGAGATGCCAAGATTGGAGGAACTTGACTAATTACCAAATTCGTCGAGTTAGGAACTAAGACAATTTACGATTGCGAAAATTGCGGATGTAGATTTTCTGATAAAGAAAACATCAAAGAAGATAAGCTTTATTCTAGAGGCGAATTAAAAGCAGTTATATCTTATATTGAATGCCAACATTGTGGTAAGAGATATATAATAACAACAAAATAAGGAGGACAAAAATGATCAAAATTATTGAACCAGGAACTAAAACAGTAACTAAATGTGAGTACTGTGGCTGCAGATTCTCTTATGAGAAAGAAGATATTAAGCACAGTCATTATAAGTTGCCAGACGTTAAACACTCACCAGTATTTTTGGATTCTTACGTGGAGTGTCCGCAGTGCAACAGGAGTATCACATTGGAAACAACAAAATAAGGAGGTATAGAAATGGGAAACAAAGTAAATCATCCAGATCATTATCAGAATATTGCTGGCGTTGAGGCTATTGATATTCTGAATGATGTGGTTAAGGACCTGCCAGGCAAGCAGGCCGCAATGTTATGGAATTCTATGAAGTATCTGCTTCGGTTCCAGAAGAAAAACGGCGTCGAGGATCTTAAGAAAGCTCGGAATTATCTACAGTATCTGATCAATGATATTGAGGCAGTTCAGGAGGCTGCTAAAGATATTTCAGAAAAACAGCATGATATTTTGTGGGATAATTGGCATTCTAATGAATACGGCAATATGAAAATCTTTGCAAAATCAAAGGAACCGAAAGGAATGCCGTCAAGATTAGTTTTCGATACTGAGTATGCCGCAGAAGAGTTCAGGAGTGTATTCTATAATATGCTGAGCGAAGGCTACGATGAATTTTCAATTGCGGACGTATCTTTGGAGATGAAATTCAAAATTTCAAAAGGCAATAAATGGAATAAGTGGGATGACCTGGTTAATTGGAAGAAAGTACATGAAAACTTTACTATCAAGCCAGTTGGTGACAAATATGAATTGATATTCAATTACAAAGATTCTAGTTCTGAAACACCGGAGAACACTAAGCCTGAAAAAGGACCATGCGTGGTGTATAAGTCTAAAATTTCAGGCCACGCAGAGTTATACTATTCCACGAATATGTATGCTGGTATGTGCACAAAGATTGTTTTCACAAGTGTCTTATGTAGGGATATGTTCATTGCAAGCTTCTTCAACGAGCTCACTTCCAAGGAACACAGAATGTATTCTATTAGAGAAGTTCTGTCAGATACAAATAATTATATTATTCCAGATACAACTGACGAGTTCTGGATCGAGCTGCCGTGGAAGGATCTCTTTAGTCGATTCGAATTGTTTAAAGAAGATGGAAAGTACGTCTTAAAATTTATTTATAAAGAAGATGCGTTGGAAGACGCTCAGGAGGCAAAGTAAATGGAGAAAACTAAACATTATCCAGATTTCGAATGTGATCTGGAAAGCGAAGAGAAGGAAACAGAACATGATACCGATCTTAAAGCAAAAGTAGATAAGGCAATTATCATTGTTTCAGGAACAAAAGAAGAACCGTATTTCGAGATTCTTTACCATCTGCTTGGTGAAGATGATGACAGAATCGGTTTTGGATCATATTGTTTAACCAATGTATTCAATTGGAGAGAGCAGTATTTAGAAGTTGTAAGTAAGGAGGACAAATAAATGAAAGAAGTATTAAACGCAGCTGTAACCAGCGTATCGACAGTATTAGGCCATACTAAGGCCTGGATAAAGATGAACTCTCCGGAGATCATGTTATTTGCAGGTATTGGAGCAGGTATTGGAGCTCTGATTACAACACAGAGAGCTACACTCAAAGTAGCAACAGTAAAGAGCAATGAAGAAGAGACAAAAAAGAAAATCGTAGAGACAGCAGCAAAGTATGAAGAAGATCCAGAATCTCTCGATAGATCTTACACAAAAGAGGATGCAACCAATGATCCGGTTCTGCTGAAGAGAAAAACAGCATTAGAGTACGTTAAACTCTACGCAGGACCTGTAATTCTTGAAGCAGTATCTATCGGTCTTATTCTTGGATCTCACCATATTATGAAGCAGCGTCAGGCAGCATTAGCAGCATCTTGTGCGGCAATTGCTAAGGCTTATCAGACATACCGTCAAAATGTAATCAACAAGTACGGCGAAGAAGTCGACCAGGAGATGCTGTATGGTTCTGAAAAGAAAACAGTTAAGAAGACTGAGACAGATCCAGAGACAGGTGAGAAAAAGAAAGTAACTGAGGAACAGGAGATTATCAGAAACTTCGGTGGTTCACCGTACGCAAGACTATTCAACAGAGAGAACTCTACTGAGTGGTTCAATGACAACCCTCAAAATGAATTCATGCTTGCACAGCGCGAGAAGGAAGCAGACACCAGATTAAAATGTGAAGGCATCCTGACACTGAATGATGTATACCGTATGATCGGTCTGAAGCCTACCGACATTGGTCTGACACACGGCTGGAGATACAGAAGCCAGAAAGATCCAGATTATGGCAAGTTCGACAACAACGTAACGTTCCTGACCAAATGGGTCATGGTACCGAACGAAGAAACTGGCGAAGAAGAGAGAACACTGTTAATCGACTTCAACTGTGATGGCTGCATTTACGGTGAAGTATCCCAGAGATGAATCGATGAACAGATAATGTTTAGAGACGGTGTATTAGATTACCCTTGGCAGCAGTGGTGCTACTAAGGGCGGTCTAGGGCCGTAGGAAGGAGTCAAAATGAGTACTACAAATTACAATAGCCATTATACATGCTATATAGCAACCGCTTCAATCGCTGTAGCGACAGAATATAACAAAAACCCAGATGCAGACTTCATTGCTATTGAACATGAACATATGGATGCCATTGTGGAGTATTTCAAGGATCACGCGTTTTACAAGTACAATACCGATTTAACTATGGATGGCCAGCTTAAGTTCAAGGGTAAGCCAGTTATAGCATATATTGGACAGCCTATAGGAAGCAATAAAAGTGACATAGGATCTATGACAGCCGAGGAAATGAAAAGGATGCTTAACAAAGTTTATGGTGCTACGAAGTATAACCAGGGAGGTTACAGTGTATAGATGTGATGGATGCGGTGAGGTATGTGAGGAAAACGAACTTACAGAGTTAGAGTTCTTTCAAGGCGTACCAACGCAAAACTTATGCAGTAAATGTCTGGCAAATATATTTGTAAAGAAGGAGAAAAAGAAATGAAGAACGCAATATACTTAGACAGTGACTTTGTACGGGAGGAGATGGATTCCGTTAACGTGTTGCTCAGACGATTTGAGACGCTTATCAATAGCACTGATGGTGTCCTCACAGGGCAAATGATATGGAGAAATATCTTACACGCTTTAAACATTAACACTAAACAGGAGATCATTGATGCTTTTGGTCTTTTCAGTTTAGATGACAAAATATATGATATCAAGTCGGTTGTATTGTACAAAGATGCTAAGACATATGGCACATACTTACTGTTCAATGTACGTAATGCCAATGAAGAAAAGATCGACAATAGTAAAGCAGCCGAAGCCTTTGCAAAAGTCTACGCAAGGCTTAATGAACTTCAGGAGAAGACAGATGTCAAAATAGCTGCTAAAATTACAACCGACGGTATAGAAATTGAAGCTTCTAAGGACAACCTTGTATACCGGATCATTATTCCGAAGTTTACACTCGACGAAGCTGTAGATATAACGATTCCAATTGAGAACACACTGGATGATGTTATGAGAAAAATGATTGATTAAAGGGGGTGTCAAAATGAAAGAAGTTTATTTGAAATGTGACATGATTCCATATAAAAAGAGTTCTGTCAATGCGCTGATCGATAGACTTTACACGATTACTCAAAGTAATTATGGAGTCTTATCAGGCAATGTTATATGGTTCGAACTTTTAGATCGTTTAGGAGTGGAATCAGAAAAAGAAATCCTGGACGCTTTTGGCATTAACGATTTAAAGTCTAAGATCTATAATATTACTGATATTGGTTTATACCAAGATATCGAAAGTATGTGCGTATACCTGATGTTCAAAATAGATGATTCAGTGAAATGCGGGACTGAGTGTGTGGCTAAAGATATATCCGACATCTATGCATACATCAATAAAATTGAGACAAACTCTCAGCTGAAAGCAAACATCGAGGTTACAACTGACGGTGCAAGTGTTAGCTTCCCTAAAGACGATCCAGTAGAGCATGATATTGTGAACAATGTCTTTGACTCAGTAAGGGCGGTTTATAAAGGGCTCAACAATATTAAGTCTGAAACCGGTGTCAAAACAGGTGTAGCTATAACAGGATTAGGAGTTCATTTCGATTCTGTTAAGGATAAATTAGGATTCAGCATCTCTGTAGAGAAGAAAGAACTCGACAATGCGGCAGATATGCGTATGCCTATTAAGAACACAATTGATATTGCTATAAAGAAAGTAATGGAATAGGGGGTTCTTCTATGTGCGACAAAAGAAAAATGAGTAACTGGACTGTAACGGAACGCGATCTGGCAATATTCAAGCGTTGGCAGAGTGGAGACAGCATTCGCATGATAGCGATGGACGAATATGTCTCTACACAGCGAATATATGAGATAATTACTAAGGTACGGCTATTCCGTGGTGAAGAAGTCTATAAAGATCCATACGATCTCAGATATCTACAGTCAATTACACCTAGAACTAGAAAATTCTTAGTTAAAAGAGGAGCTAAAGACATTAAAGAGCTGATTGAATGGGTTAAGTATAACAGACTTACAACCATACCTGGTATCGGCGATACGATTGAAAAGAAAATACTTATTCAGCTCAATGACTTTATGCGCCAGAGAAGTGAAGAAGAGCAGAATAAAAATGGAGGAATTTAAAATGAAGAAAATTAGTAAAGGGTTATACTTATTACTTGCAGTCATTGTATGTTTGGCTATAGTTCAGCCAGTAAATGCAAAAACTAAATATACCAAGGCAGATAAGAATTTATCTTATACACTGGCTGTTTTCCAGGATAGTGAACTGTTAAACCCAGATTCATTTAAAATAAAGAAAATTAGTAAGGTTAAATATGTGCTAAATAAGGATAATTTTGAAGTGTATGCAGCATGTGGAATTCTTGATGACTATAGGACAATCACTTGGAAGGTGGATTATACAGCATCCAATGCTTATGGCGGAAACGTTAGGGAAAGTGTATATGTTACTTCTACATGGAATTATTGCAGTGAAGAAGACTTTGATTTTGAAGAATATACTGACAAAACAAATTACGCTAAAAGTGGTAAAAGTAAGTCGTTTGTTAAGAAAATCAAGAAACTGACGTCAAAATATTATAAAGAATTTTAAGGAGGTCTAGATATGAAAATATTAGCTACAATCAAAGAACTGTCAGAAAATTACAAAGTACCTATTAAACTTGTGGTAGAACCTGACGGTACTATAAAAATATATGTCGATCACGAGTATGTTAACTATCTTACTGTCAATGAATCAACGACCGAGGATTTCGTTTGTTTCTGTTTAAGGGAATGCGTAGAAATATATTTTAGGAGGTAATTAAAATGAGAGGATATTGTAAATGTGACTTATGTGGTAAAACATACCATAAAGATAATAACAAAGAGTATGATGGAATTACAGTGTGGTACCTAGACAATGATGGAGACACGATATACGGACAGGATGGAGTAATGCTTGGTGATATCAATGGGGTCATGATGATAGATAAAATACCTGCAAGAATGGACGTTTGCCCGGATTGTTTCAAGAGATTCTGTAACTGGATTAAAACAATTAAGGAGGAGACAAAATGAGAGGATTTTGTAAATGTGATTTATGTGGCAGCGTATACCATGAAGATGATAACGAAATGTATAGCGGAATTACTGTATGGTGGAAAGGCAAGTCAGGTGTGGCATGTTTCCCTGGCGATAAGAAATTATGTACCCCAGATGGCGAATGCATTACGGATATTCCAGGAATGATGGATGTTTGTCCTGAATGCCAGGAACGATTCTACAACTGGATCAGGATGGCTAGGAATGAAGCTAAAAGTTCTAAGGATGATGACTTCCCTATGAACAAACCTGAATAATTCGCACAAAAATCAAATATTATAATGAGAAGAGATGCGTAGTAGCACAATAGCAGTGCACTGGTATACCCTATACCAGAGATGCGGGTTCATATCCCGTTTGCATCTCCTTTCATTTTTCGAAAATTAGGAGGAATCAAAATGAACAGAATTATCGATTGGTTTAGAAAACCGGCTATCTTGCACAAACTGTTTCACACTGGAGGAGATTGGGATGGGGACTTGGTAGTATACAAGCATCACAAGTATTATGCGAACATCCAGACAGGGACGGTGATGAGAATTGAATAGCGTGTTTATATTATTTAGAGCTTTGAGCTTGTTCATTTTAGGCGGTCTTATGTTTGCTGGTGTGATACATACAGTAAAATGCATTTTCAAGAAACATGATATTGACTTGATTTCAGAATTTGTGATTATTATCATCGGAATGTGCATAGCTGTATCATGGTCAGTAGATTTGCATTAAGGAGGCATATTATGCAGGAATTTGAACATACATCTAGGGACGATCGTACGTATACTGAAGAAGAGTTAGCATGTCCTTACTTCGATGAATGTTATATTCAGGTAAGAAATCAGGGAGCATGCAGGTTTATGTGCAAAGATAACCCAGCGTATAGTAAGGAGGGGTCAAAATGAAGCAGACAAATGTAACACATAACATTAGAGTAGATAAGAATAAGTCCAACCGTGCAGTATATGAGGCTTGGTGCGGTAAAGACTGGCCGATTGGTAACCCTAATAAGGAATATGTGCCTGTAAGTGATTTCGGTATGGCAATGTGTAATAGAAAGAGAGGTAAGAGAAGATGATCAGTGCGAAAGAAGCTTATAATATTAGCTTTGTCAATGACGAGTGCAAAGAATATCTCGACGAAATTGAACGGAAGATTTTAGAAGAAGCTAAAGCAGGTAATTACAATGTTTCTATTAAACTTGCAGCCCGTGGACTTGATATTTCTGAGGATGAAAGCCACAAAATCACTATAGCAATCATTGGATATTTAAGAAGCTTAGGATATCATTCTGTAATTTCTGGGGACGAGCGTTACGCTGCATTGTTGGTATCTTGGGTTAAGCCGGAAGAACAGGAGGAGTCAAGATGATATGCGCTAAGTGCGGTGGAAAAGTAGGATCGATCCCAATGAAAAATATCGACGGTGTTAAAGGATATTGCTATTTTTGCAATTCGTGTCATAATAGCTTTTGGAAATCTCTCGATGGATCTATTGAAGATTCTAGTGACGTTATGATTTTAGGTGCTGATATGAGCAAGGCAGAGCCAAAGGCATGCGATTACGAGATCTCAATTGATTTAGTTTCTTTTGGAGTTGATACAGCTACCAGGGACGGAAAGAAAATAGCAAATGAGATTGCAGATTACTTAGGCAATGCAGGATACAATGTATCTATCAGTAGTGGAGATCGTCGTGCATCATTGACAATTGATTTGTCTAATACTAAGTATCTTAAGGAGGATTAAAAAATGACAGCAAAAGAATGTTTAGTGGAGTTTAAAAAGAATTATTGTGAGAAGAACCAGGAGAGTATGAAAGATCCGGAGTTCAGATGTAATGGTTGTCTGTTTAGTACAGATACCAGATGCTTAGTTAACACATTTATCAGTAGACATGAGAATAAGGAGGACAAATAAATGAGCGGAAAGGTAGTATTAAGTTTTGTATTAGGAGTAGCTGCAGGTGCTGCAGGTATGTATTTTGGGATGAAACAGGCCTGTGAAGTATACATTGACAAGGAAATTGAGCAGTTTAAGGCTGATTATGAGGCTGCTCACAAGAAAAAACCCGAAGAAAAGAGTAAAGATCTTAAGGAAATGAATGAAAATCTGGAGAAAGATGCTGAAAAAGCACTGAAAAAGTACGCTTCAGCCACCCAGAAGAGCATTTCTAGCGTAGATACAGGCAAAAATGAGGCTGATGCTAAGCTCGAAAGAGTAAATTATGCCAAAATCCGGACTCCAGACATCGATAAAATCGACGAAATCGACGTTGAAAAGAACGTAGACTGTGCGATTGGACCAGTTGTGATTGATCCTAGCGACTATATGGAAGATGATGGTCTTAAGAGAGTTGTATGGAACTACTTACCTAAGGAGAACAAGGTATACTCAGAGGATGGTACTGAAGAAATTATGGACGGTATTGAGCTTCTTGGTGAAGAGAACTTAGACTCATTTGGCGAGTTCGAGGTTGATACATTATACGTAAAGAACGCTCGCGAAGGTGTCAAGATCGACTGTATCCAGTACGAGGACATGACTTATGATGAATTCTTAGAGGAGGTCACGTTATGATAGTATTCTATTATCCAGACACATTACACAGTGCCAACAGGTATAAAGAAGCTAAAAAAGAGGCCGAAAAACGGTCTAGAAAGGAAAAAAATGACAAAAATCGACAAAAATAGGGTCAAAATGGACTATTTCGAGTGGCTTTTAAGTAAAATCGCCGTTGATCCAGCGAAAAATGAGCATATTCAGGGGTTCAAATGGCTGTTCTCAACAGACTTCGAATGGTCGCATAAGCTTGACGCTAACCGGGCTGCAGACGGCGTCGATCTTCGTGCAAACTTCGCTTATGAGTGTGGCTATAGATACCCAGAAGTCAGAGAAGCATTGCTTGATAAGCAGTGTTCTTGGCTTGAGATGATGGTTGGGTTAGCTATGAGATGTGAGGATTCCATTATGGGAAACGACGAATTTGGAGACCGTACACCTCACTGGTTTAATGCAATGATCGACTCACTTGGCCTTTACCTTGACTGCTCTGAAGATGATGAAGTAATCCTTAAAAAGTGTGCTTCACGTCAGTATAAGCAGGATGGAGAAGGCGGCTTATGGTGGGTAAAAGGAACAAAAAAGAACTTGAGACGTATGCAGATTTGGGACCAGATGTGTGAGTATCTCAACACAAATTATAAGGAGGAAATTCATCTATGAAAGGGCCAAAGGTTATTAATACAAAACTCACAGAGCATGAGCTCGAGAAGATTAAAGTAGAGAAGTTTGTGGAGCGCATGTTTAGTCGTGACGAATGTCGTATTGGTGCATTAAACGCTGCTAGATATTTAGAGAAGAATGGACCTGCTGGTGTATTCTCCGATTCAGCTATTGACGTGATTGATGCTATTGCCTTTGCATTTGCTTCGGGAGAATTGGACTGGGTTAAAGATTTAGGGAGAGATGATGAAGAATGATGGTACAAGTAGTTATTGTAGTTGCCTTGTCGCTTTTGTTTAGTATTGTTGGATGATCAGGAGGAATCAAAATGACAAAGGAAGAGTTTAAGGGATTCAGTTCGGCTGCCCAGCATGATATGATTTTAGAGGCCTTGGTACGAATTACAAAGAACCTTGAAACTATGGAAAAAGAATCAGGAAAGCCGTTCATGGGTACTTCCAAACAGCGTAGGAATGATGTTAAGCTGCTTACTATTCTGGCGGAAGCGTTCGGTAAGAATGAGCTGGTATGGAAGCATTCTGAGTCGACTAGGGACGAGGTCTTATCGCGCTTTGCCTTGTATACTGGCATTGGGCAGAAAGTATATATGGAAAAGTCTAAGCCCGCACCTTGGGACACGGCACCTATGATAGATGCAACCAATGATAATCGTAAAGGGTCTAGGAATACATTTAGTGAAATGACGAATGCCAAAGAAAAGATTGAGAGTGCTCAGCAGAGTTCCGGGAATTTTATGAGCTGTAAATCTAGTACTGATACTACGTCGTATCCTGACGAGTGGGTTAAAAGAAGTTAATAGGCGAAAATAATAAAGAAAGTTGAGGTAAAAATTATGGGAAATACGAAGAAATTTATTCCTAATATGGATAAATCTGAGATGTTTATATGCCAATATAATCCGTCCGATGGTGCTAGTCCTAGCTACTTTACTGTTGCTAAAGAAAAAATTGAGAATGGTAAAAGTGCTGGATTGCGAGCCGTAGCATGTTGGAAAGGCAATCAGGCTGATAAAATGCATGACATCATCGTAAATAACAGAGATATTTAGGCGAAAATAATAAAGAAAGTTGAGGTAAAAATTATGGGAAATACGAAGAAAAATGAGGACTATGTTGACAAGATTGTACCTAATTCTAGGCGTGGAAAACTGCTTATTGTGCAGTATAATCCGGCTGATGGAGGTCGTGAAAGTTGGTTAACAGTAGCTGGAGAAGGTGGGAAAAATGGCCATTTGTGCCCTATTTCGATTGTTCGCGGGGCCAAAGCCGATGAACTTTTTGAGCGTTTAATGGGTGAAAACGCAAAATAAAAATGGCCAGCGGATTGCAAAAATTTGTAAAAAAGTGGCTTTTTAGGGGTATTTTATGCCCTTATTGGCCAAAAACCCATTTTTTTATATACTTTAAAAACTTTTTAAGAAAGTATGAAAATATATAAAAGTTTTTGAGAGCACATTTTTGTGTCCAAACGGTCAGGAAAGGAAAAAGTATGAATTTTGTAACAATTAAGAGTTCATATGTCAAGTCTAGGGATGCCACAGTTATTCACCCGTCGTTCTCTGTTTCTAAGAAAGTCGATAATATATTATGTAAAGGTAAGTCATTCTATGCTATCTGGGATGAAAAGAATAACAGATGGTCTACTGATGAATACGATGTTATTGATTATGTAGATCGTTTGATTGACGAAGCATACGAAACAGTTAGTAAGACTACGACCAGCAAGATTGAAAAGGACTACTTAAGAGACTTCGACAATGGGCGCTGGGAAAAGTATAAGAAGTATTGCCAGCTTAGTCCATCGTCACCAATCCAGTTGGATTCCGATATTACATTCCTAAGCCAGAAGACAACTAAAGAGGACTATCGTTCCAAGACCTTACCATACGACATCGAAGCAGGCAAAACACCGGGCTATGACAAAATCATCTCAACTCTGTATGATGCAGAAGAACGTCGAAAGATCGAGTGGGCTATAGGATCAGTAATCTCAGGTGACTCTAAAAAGATTCAGAAGTTCTTAGTATTCTATGGCGAAGCTGGAACTGGTAAGTCAACAATCCTCAATATTATTCAAATGCTGTTCGATGGGTATTGCGGAACATTTAATGCTAAAGACTTAGCTAATTCGTCAAAATCATTTGCGACTGCCGCGTTCAAAGATAACCCTCTGGTAATGATTCAGCATGATGGTGACTTAAGTAGAATTGAAGATAACACCCTTCTCAACTCTATAATCGCACACGAGGAAATCGGCATTTCTGAAAAGTATAAAGCTGAGTATCCAATGCGAGTCAACAGTATGCTGTTCATGGGAACAAACCGACCAGTAAAAATCACTGATGCAAAGTCGGGTATTATCAGACGACTGATTGATGTTAAGCCAACTGGTGAATTACTTGATCCAGATACTTACCAGGAATGTATGAGTCAGATTCCATATGAGCTTGGAGCTATAGCTGACCATTGTCTCAAAGTATACAAGAAATACGGAAAGCATTACTACGATGGATATAAGCCATTGGATATGATGTTTAAAACCGACGTGTTCTTTAACTTTGTTGAAAGCTGTTATCCATTTTTCGAACAGGATGACGGTACAACATTGAAAGCAGCATATAGTTTATATAAAGAGTACTGTGATAACACTGGGCTTCCAAACAAAATGCCAATGTACAAATTCAGGGAAGACTTGAAGGATTACTTTGACGAATTTCTTGACAGAATAACATTGGAAGATGGAACTAGAGCTAGAAGCTATTATAAAGGCTTCAAGAAAGATAAGTTTACTGAGAAAGAACTCTCACCAGACAAAGCTACAGAATCATGGCTCAAAATGGATAGTACTAAATCTGTCCTGGATGAAGCATGCAAAGATTGCCCTGCACAATATGCTCGTGGCGATGCGCCATCAAAAGCATGGGATCGAGTTGGCACAACATTAAATGATCTGGATACTAGCAAGTTACATTATGTTAGAGTTCCAGAGAATTTGATAGTTATCGACTTTGACCTGAAAGATGCTGAAGGAAACAAGTCTAAGGAATTAAACTTAGAAGCAGCGTCAAAATGGCCTCCTACATATGCCGAGTTCTCAAAGAGTGGAGCAGGGATTCATTTGCATTACTATTATACTGGTGATCCTAAACAGCTTGACAATGTATATAGCGACAATATAGAGATCAAGGTTTATAATGGCAAAGGAGCATTGCGAAGAATTGTAAACGGATGTAATAGTTTAGCCATTGCTACTATATCTTCAGGATTACCATTAAAGAAAAGGAGTGATAATATGGTCGACTTTAAAGTAGTCGCCAGTGAAAAGATGATTCGAGCATTGATCAAAAAGAATCTTAGAAAAGAAAGTCACCCTGGAACTAAACCAAGTGTTGACTTCATTAAAAAGATTCTTGACGATGCATACGAGTCAGGAGAACATTATGATGTAACAGACATGCGAAATGATATTGTAGCATTTGCTGCATCAAGTACAAACCATGCAGACTATTGTCTTGAGCAGGTTGGAAAGATTCATTACTGCTCAGATGATGTTGCTGGAGTAAACTCTCCAAAAGACGACAGAATTGTATTCTATGATATTGAGGTGTTTCCAAACCTGTTATTGGTTAACTGGAAATACAGAGGAGAACCTGGACCTTGTCACAGGATGATCAATCCGTCACCGGCAGAAGTTGAAGGGTTCCTCAAAATGAAACTTGTTGGATTCAACTGTCGAAGATATGATAACCACATTCTGTACGCTCGAATGATGGGATATTCACTTGAAGCTTTATTCCAGCTCTCACAGGATATTATTAACAAAAGTCCTAATGCTTTCTTCGGATCAGCATACAACTTAAGCTATACAGATGTCTATGACTTCTGCGCTAAGAAGCAGAGTCTGAAGAAGTGGGAGATCGAATTAGGTATTCACCATCAGGAGTGGTCTTTGCCTTGGGATCAGCCAGTACCAGAAGAGCTGTGGCCTAAAGTTGCAGAATACTGTGACAATGATGTCATTGCAACAGAAGCTACATTCGAAGCTAACATTGAAGACTTTGAAGCAAGATGTGTCTTAGCTGAAATTGCAGGTGGATGTCCAAATGACACGAGCAATATGCTGTCTGGTAAACTGATCTTTGGAAATGACAAGAACCCACAGCGAGAGTTTATATACACTAATCTTGCTACAGGCATTTCTGTTGACATGGATGGTAATGAAACATTCAACGAGGCAAATAAGTTTGAAGGTTATACATTTGATCACGGAGTATCAACATATCGTGGCATCAAACTGAATGAAGGTGGATTAGTAATCGCTGATCCTGGAATGTACAGAAACGTCAAAACGTTTGATATAGCATCTATGCATCCGCATTCTGTAATTGCGCTCAACCTCTTTGGAAAGAAATACACAGCTAGGTTTAAGGATCTGGTTGACGCTCGTATTGCAATTAAGCATCGTGATGTTGAAGCATTAAAGACTCTGTTCGGTGGAGCATTTGCTAGATTTGCTAATCTTACTGAGGAAGAACTCGACAAACTTGCTAATGCTCTGAAGATTGTAATCAATTCTGTATATGGATTGACATCAGCTCATTTCAGTAATCTCTTCAGAGATGAAAGAAACATTGACAACATCGTTGCTAAGCGTGGAGCACTCTTTATGGCAACACTCAAAGGTGAAGTTGAGAAACTTGGAGCTCATGTTGTTCACATCAAGACTGATTCTATTAAGATTGATAATCCAACTCCAGAAGTTGAGCAGTTTATCTATGACTTCGGAAAGAAATATGGTTACACATTCGAGATTGAAGCTGAGTATGAGAAGATCTGCTTAGTTAACAATGCAGTCTACATTGCATATGAGAAAGGTGAAGGATGGACAGCAACTGGAACTCAGTTTGCAGTGCCATATGTAAAGAAGACACTCTTCACTCACGAGAAGATTGAGTTTGATGACTTATGCCAGACAATTGCAGTTAGTAATGGTGGAGAACTTGATCTTGACTTTAACGAGAATCTTGTAGAAGGCGAACACGACTTTAAGTTCGTTGGTAAAGTTGGCAGGTTCTGTCCAATCAAAGAAGGTTGTGGCGGAGCTCAGTTGTTCAGAGTAAAAGATGACAAGTACTTTGCACCATCTGGAACAAAAGGATACCGTTGGCTTGAATCTGAGGATGTATTAACAAACAATCTTCAGGATGAGATTGATATGTCTTATTATGAAGAACTTGCTGAAAAAGCAATCGAAACTATCTCAGAGTTTGGTGACTTTGAGAAATTTGCAATTGATGAACATAAAAATGATAATACCGATATGGCAGCATAGAAAGGAAGGTCTATTATGGCAAACGTAAATAATATTAACATTGAAGGAGCAAATATTATTTGGAAGAACTTTTCAGGTGAGAGAGATAGATTTAATCCTGGGAAAAGAGGATTCAGTGTTGTAATCGATGACTCAGTAATGGCTGATGAGTTAAAGCAGGAAGGATGGAATGTTAAAGAGCGTCCTCTGCAGGAAGGAGCAGATCCGTCAGAGCATGAGTGGACTCTTCCTGTTAAACTGAACATGAACAGATACACACAGGTATGGCTTATTGTTGGAAATCACAAAACACTGCTGAACGAAGATACAGTAGCGCAGCTCGATGTGGTGGATATTACTGATTGCGATCTTTCAATTCGTCCTTACGAATGGGAAATGTCCGGTCGTACTGGAATCACAGCATATGTAGATTCTATGTATGTAACTATTCGTGAAAACAAATTTGCTGAGAAGTATGCCGATTTAGACTAATATGGAATTAAAGTTGAAGCCGCACCAAATAAGTGCAATAAGAAAAATGCATAATGGCTGTATACTTTGTGGTGGTACAGGGTCTGGTAAATCTATTACCGGACTCGCGTACTACTTTATTCAGAATGGCGGAACGGTAGAACCAATGACTAAAATGAAGAATCCAAAAGATTTGTATATTATAACAACTGCTAAGAAAAGAGACAGCGGTGAATGGATTGGGGATATGAGTTGGTTCTATCTAACACCAGATGATGAAACGAAGATATATGATCATAAAGTAGTTATAGATTCCTGGAATAACATTAAGAAGTATGCTAGCGTTCAAAACAGTTTCTTTATTTTTGACGAGCAACGAGTGGTAGGTTATGGTGCTTGGACTAAAGCGTTTCTTAAAATAGCAAAGTCCAATGACTGGATATTATTATCCGCAACACCTGGTGACAACTACATGGACTACATGCCAGTCTTTATTGCGAATGGTTTCTACAAAAACAAAAGCGAGTTCACTGCAGAACATTGTGTGTATTCTAGATTTAGTAAGTTTCCTCAAATCGAAAGATTCATTGGAACTGAAAGACTGAATAGATTAAGACGAAGAGTTTTAGTAGACATGCCATATCAAAATCCAGCAGTTCAACATCATGAAGACGTTTGGTGTTCGTTTGACAAGGAAGCTTATAAAGACCTAATGAAGAATCGTTTCGATTATGAAAAAAGTGAACCAATAGAAAACGTTAGCGAGTTGTGCTATAAGCTAAGAAAGATCTGTTATGCTGATGAAAGCAGAGCCGAAGCATTACGAAATATTTTTGAAGAACATAACAAGTTGATAGTTTTCTACAATTTCGATTACGAGTTGGAGATAATCAAAAATATAGACTTTGGAGAAGATGTCGTAATTGCTGAGCTAAACGGGCATCGGCATGATCCGGAACCATTCGGCAATTCAAAATGGCTTTACTTAGTTCAGTACAATGCTGGGTCGGAAGCATGGAATTGCATAAAAACAGACACGATGGTTTTCTATTCACAAAACTATTCGTATAAAATGATGAAACAGGCAAGCGGAAGAATCGACAGACTTACTACACCATACAAAGAACTTAAGTACTTTCACTTAAAATGTAGAAGTCCAATTGAGCTTAGAATCACAAGAGCTCTAGCTCAGAAAAAGAACTTCAACGAGTCTGCTTTCATAAAATAGGCCTCGCGAAAAAAACATGGATTATTATAGGGGAGGAGAGCAGAATCTGCCTCTTTCTCTTTTTGTTTGTCTTTTCGTGGGGCTCATTTATATATTAAAGTTCTTACGTCTGTTTACTACAATCTGCCATTACGTTTACCTCCGGCCTCACGAAAGGAGAACAATGAAGAAAGAAAACAAAATTCAATCCGATATAATTTCGGAGTTAAAAGAGTTATTCCCAGATTCTATTATTTTAAAGAACGACCCTAATTACAAACAGGGCATTCCGGATTTAGTTTTATTGGACAGAGAAGGTTGGGCATTACTCGAAGTTAAAAGAGACGCTAATGCTAGTCACAGACCTAATCAGGACTATTATGTAAACAAGGCAAATGAACTCGGTCAATACGGAAGTTTCATTTACCCTCAAAATAAGACGGAGGTTTATAATGGAATTCAGGAAACATTTACAAGTAAAAGAAGGAGATCACGCATATCTCGGAGCTAGTAAGTATCACTGGGTGAACTATGATGCTGCAAAGCTTGAGAGTACGTATCGGCGATTCTTAAAAGCACAGCAAGGAACAGAGTTGCATGAATTTGCAGCAAAATGTATCAAGCTTCGACAGAAGTTGCCGAGATCACCATTAACACTCAACATGCATGTAAACGATGCAATTGGGTACAGAATGACACCAGAGCAGGTGTTATACTATTCTGAGAATTGTTTTGGAACAGCAGATGCTATTAAGTTTTCAAAAGATTTTCTTAGAATTCACGATTTGAAAACAGGCGACATTCCTGCACACATGCAGCAGTTGGAAATTTATACTGCACTGTTTTGTTTGGAGTATGGAATCAAGCCTGGAGATATTGGAATCGAACTGAGGATCTATCAAAATAATGAGATTCTCAAAGAGGTTCCTACACCGGAAATGATATTGCCAATTATGGATAAGATCAAGTCGTTTGACAAGATCATTGTGACTGTTAAGAAAGAGGAGGGCATTGTATGAGCCACTTAGCACATTATGGCACTAAACGCCATTCCGGTCGTTATCCTTGGGGTTCTGGGGATAATCCATACCAGCATAATGCAGAATTCTTAAGGACTGTCCAAGAGATGAAAGCTCGAGGAAAAAGTGAAAAAGAGATTGCTGCATTCATGGGTATGAAAACGACTGAGTTTCGAAATAAGCAGTCAATTTATGTTAATGCTGAGAAAGTAGATCGAATCAATAGAGCTATGAAGTTGAAAGAGCATGGCTATTCCAATGTCAAAATAGCTGAAATGATGTTTGACTCTGCAACAAAAGAGTCGACAGTTCGATCGTTATTGAACCAGGGCGAAAAGCTTAAGAAAGATGCATGTATCAATGCAGCAGAGACTTTAGCCAAGAGAGTCGGCACTAAGAACTTTGTCGATGTTGGTACTGGAGTCGAAAGAGAAATGGGAATTACCAAAACAAGATTGGATGTATCTCTTCAGATCTTAAAAGAAGCTGGTTATGAAGTACATTCAGTCAGAGTTCCACAGATCAATCAGAAAGGCCAGTACACGACCACAAAAGTTCTTTGCCCTCCAGGAACTGAATGGAAAGATGTTCAGCAGCACACTGACAAGATTCAGCCAGTAAATGAGTATTCTCATGATGGTGGAACAACATTCTGGGCACCAGAGTATCCATCAAGTATCTCGTCAAGCCGAGTAGCTGTAAGATATGGTGACAAAGGCGGATTAGAGAAAGATGGTGTTATTGAGCTTCGAAGAGGAGTTGCAGATCTGGATCTTGGAGACTCACATTATGCACAGGTGCGAATCGCTGTTGATGGCACTCATTATCTGAAAGGTATGGCAATCTATTCAGATGACATGCCAAAAGGCGTTGATGTTATATTCAATACCAACAAGACAAGTGATGTACCAAAGATGGATGTCTTCAAGAAGATGAAAGATGATCCGGACAACCCATTTGGAGCAACAATTAAGGCAAACGGTCAGTACCATTACAAAGATAAAGATGGAAACGAAAAGCTCGGAGCTATCAATAAGCTGAAAGAGGAAGGCGATTGGGATCACTATTCTAAGAATCTTGCTTCTCAGTTCTTATCAAAGCAGCAGCTCCCGCTTATAAAGAAGCAACTTAAACAATCGATTGACAATCGTCAGGATGAACTTGATAAAATCCTCAAGATGACAAACCCGGTTGTTAAACGAAAGCTATTGGCAGACTTTGCTGAAGGTTGCGACAGCCAGGCAGTAGAGCTTAAAGCAGCTGCACTTCCAAGACAGAGTTCTAAAGTAATTTTACCAGTAACTTCATTAAAAGATAATGAGATATATGCACCTTCGTACAAGAATGGTGAGACTGTATGTCTTGTTCGTTTCCCGCATGGTGGAACATTTGAGATTCCAGAACTCAAAGTAAACAATAAGAATCCACAAGGAAGAGCAATGCTTGGTAATGCAATTGATGCTGTCGGTATCAACTCCAAGGTTGCTGAAAGATTGTCAGGAGCTGACTTTGATGGTGACACTGCAGTAGTAATTCCGTCTAATTCACCAAAATCCAAAGTTAAGATAACTACTTCTGATATTAGTGCTTATGTTGGTTTAAAAGATTTCGATCCTAAGATTGCCTACCGTGGCATTGAAGGAGTTACAGCAAAACTTCCTGAGAAACGTAAAGGATTGGAAATGGGTAAGATCTCCAACCTGATTACTGATATGACACTGAAAGGTGCAAAGCCTGAAGAAATTGCAAGAGCAGTACGTCACTCAATGGTTGTAATCGATGCCCCTAAGCATGGACTGGACTATAAGAGGTCCTTTGAAGAGAACCGTATAGCCGAGTTAAAGAAGAAGTACCAGGGCGCCAGTGATGCTGGTGCATCCACACTCCTATCCCGGGCTAAGTCAGTGGCGTATGTTCCAGAAACAAAACAGATTCGTTTAAAGGATATTGATCCTAAGACTGGTGAAGTACATCCAGAGGCTACGGGGCGTACCTATACGGACTGGAAAAGAAACAAAGACGGTGCCTGGGAATCAAGAGGAGAAAAACAGGCTACTGTCAAGACATCTAAGATGGCGGCTACTAATGATGCACGTACCCTGTTGTCTAAAGATCCAAATCCAAAAGAGGTTGCATATGCGGACTATGCCAATGCCCTTAAGCATATGGCTAACTTAGCAAGAAAGAATCAGGTTGCAACTAAGAATATTGAGATGAATGCTCAAGCTAAAACAGTATATTCAGCAGAAGTTGCAAGTCTTAATGCTAAGTTAAACAGGGCATTACAGAACGCACCAAAGGAGCGACAGGCCCAAATCATAGCTAATAATACATTAAAGAAGAAGCAAGCAGCTAATCCTGATTGGACAGCAGATGAAATCAAACGAGCTGGACAGCAAGCTTTAACAGCAGCTAGAGCAAAGGTTGGTGCATCTAAGTCTAATGTGCAAGTAGACATATCAGACAAAGAGTGGGAAGCAATTCAAGCTGGTGCAATCAGTACATCAAAGCTTGAACAAATACTTAACAATGCTGATTCAGACAAAGTTAAGCAACTTGCATCTCCAAGAAAAGCTGTAACAGTTAGTTCTTCACAAGCTGCAAGAATCAAGTCTATGCTTAACTTCGGTTACACACAAGCTGAAATTGCTGAAGCGACTGGGCTTTCTGTGTCAACTGTTAACAAATATTTATAGAAAGGAGAATAAGGGAATGAGCGATGCAAAAGATGGACCTCTTAAGTTAGCAACACAGAGTTCTGCAGATCATAACGATACACTACATATCTGGATCACAACAGTTGATAACCCTTTTGATCCTTTTGTTGACTTTGACAATTGGTATCGATATGACGAATCAAAGGGCTATTGCACTTCAGGGTATTTGGCTAGATACTTTGACACTGATACATCAGATATGAGTGACGATGAATACGAAGCACGGTTGGCTGCTGCTATCGAAATTATTCTTAAGAACGATTTCATGGGTCAATATTTTAAAGTAGCTCACGAAAATGGAGTAACCAAACCAAGAATTCACAGTAACAAGTAAATAAAAGCTGAGATTCGAATGATTCAAATGATTTGAATGTTTTAGAGTTATTAAAAATAAAAACTCTGTAATGCCATTTGAGTTATTCAATTAGCACCTGGGAGGGGGTCGTTAAAATAGCACCCCCTCTGTCATCGCCGGCCTCCTTGAAAATTCTCCGGGGGTTAAAATCCTGTCAAAATGGATTTTAGGTTAACGGCTTTACGCCCTCTCTATAAGAGATCTGGGTCTTCTTTTGTCGCACATAGAAGGACCCTCTTTCAGTTAAAGACTCCTTTCAGGGTCATTAAAACATACCTAGATCTCTTATAGAGAGTACGTAAAGTATTCAAAACCTTGGCGAAAGATATTAGAAAGGAGACGAAAGTATATGGGAAGAAGAGCAGCGACAGCTACTTCCGCAAAGAAGCGTTCAAGGGTTCCTATGACTCCTGAAGACAGGGAACAGTACTTGATTAATCTCTCACTCGATGCTGCTGAAAAGCAGTTACGTGAAGGCACAGCCTCATCGCAGGTCATTACGCATTTCTTAAAACTCGGTTCTTCAAGAGAACAGCTGGAGCAGGACAAGCTCAGAGAAGAAACCAAGCAGACTAAAGCCAAAATCGATTCGTTGGAAGCTTCTGCTAAGAGTGAAGAGAGATACGCTGCAGCAATTGAAGCAATGCGTAGATACCAGGGTATCGAAGATGAGTAGATCAAGTCAAATGTCACGATCATATTTGGAAATGATCCAGTATTCTACGTTTGAAGAACGACTGCAGTATTTAATGCTGTTTGGTTCTGTTGGATACGAGACATTCGGCTATGACCGATGGGTTAATCAGGCATTATATTCATCCGGAGAATGGAGAGAGTTTCGGCATAAAGTAATTGTCAGAGATGGCGGTTGCGATTTAGGTGTTGAAGGATACGAGATACAAACACGACCGTTGATACATCACATAAATCCAGTTACCAAAGAGATGATACTTAACCGAGACCCAATGGTATTTGATATGAATAACGTTGTGACAACAACCCATCAAACACATAATGCCATACACTATGGACACGATACAAATGTTCGTAGCGGCCCTGTAATAAGGAGACCAAATGATACATGCCCTTGGAAACATTGAGGAGGAATTCAATGGAAGAGAGCATTCTTAAGACTATCAAGCAGCTTATTGGATGTCCTGACGACTTTGAGCAGTTTGACTTGGATTTAACCATTCATATCAATTCTGCCTTTGCAACCCTCACGCAATTAGGAGTTGGTCCTAAAGAAGGATACCGAATCACTGGTCTGGATAATGTCTGGAGTGAATTCGAAGAGGATGCCCAGAAGTCAAGCTTGATAAAAGATTATGTGTACATTAAAACTCGTTTGTTATTTGATCCGCCAACGAGCAGCGCGTTAATGGACAGTTTGAAAGAGCAACTTAAGGAAATGGAATGGAGATTGTACATTATGTACTATCCTGTTTCATTAGATGATAAGAAGGGAGAGAATGACGATGACTAATTATTCAGCCGATGATATCAAAGACTTCTTAGCCAATAATCAGGAATTCTCTGACTATTATCTTGCACATTACGGATTACCAAGACGATCTGGAAGATACAAATGGGGATCTGGAAAGGAACCGTATCAAAGTCTTAGATCATCGGCTAAAGCTGGTGAGAAGTTTATAAAAAGTTTTTCTAAAAAGAGCAGAGTTGAAAAACAAAATAATAAACGAAGAGAAAGAACAGAAGCTGTACGACTTGAAAAAAAGAAACAAAAAAAATCTAAATACAGAAACGAAAAGGCATATGTAAAAACTTTATCTGATGAAGAGCTTAAACGAATAAATACTCGAGATCAGATGGAAGCCACATACCTTAAAAACCATCCGCAGAAGCAGCCATTACCAAAGATGTTAGTTGATAAAGCTATGAAAGATATTATTGTTCCTGCGGTTACAGAAGTTGTGAAAGAACAAGGAAAAGTTTATATCAAGGGTAAACTCAATGCTGCCGCTCAGAAGATGATTAATGAAGCAGTTAAAGCTGAAACAAAGAGTACGAAAAAGAAAAAGAAGTAGGTGATGCAAAATGCTAAGCAATACGGCAACGCCTAGGTACTACGGGGAGTTCCGAGATAAAGTCCTGGATGGAGAGATTCCTGTTAATAGGGAGATTTCCATGGAGATGAACCGTATTGATTGGCTTATAGCTAACCCCGGTGTATACTATGACGACAATGCTGTAGAAGGATGGATTGCTTTCTGTGAATCTGAAATGGTCTTGACCGATGGGTCCGACTTGGAACTGTTGGATACATTTAAACTTTGGGGAGAGCAATTATTTGGTTGGTTCTATTACGTTGAGAAAACAGTGTATGAACCAAATGCTTCTGGACGAGGCGGACATTTCGTAAGGAAATCCGTCAAAAAGCGTCTTGTCAACAAACAGTATCTTATCATTTCTCGAAGTAATGCAAAATCGTTATACGAGAGTTTAGTGCAAGCTTATTTTCTGACAGTCGATACAACAACGACACATCAGATTACAACAGCCCCAACAATGAAACAGGCTGAAGAGGTTACAAGTGCAATTAGCACTGCCATAGCAAGAGCGAGAGGGCCTATGTTCAAATTCTTGACAGAAGGCTCTATACAGAACACTACCGGTTCCAAAGCGAACCGTGTTAAGCTTGCATGTACCAAGAAAGGTATACAGAACTTTCTTACAGATTCGTTACTAGAGATCAGACCCCTGAGTATTAACAAACTTCAGGGATTACGAGTAAAAGTAGCTACGGTCGATGAATGGCTCTCAGGCGAATTGAGAGAAGACCCAATAGGTGCAATCGAGCAGGGTGCAGCCAAAATAGATGGATACGTAATCTTAGCTGTAAGTTCGGAAGGTACTGTCCGTAATGGATGTGGAGATGCCATCAAAATGGAACTGATGGACATTCTCAAAGGCGAATACCAGAACTGGCATACTAGTATTTGGTATTACAGGCTTGATAGCGTGGATGAAGTCGGAGACCCAGACATGTGGCCTAAGGCTAATCCGAACCTACCGATCACAGTCAGTTATGAGACGATTCAGCAAGATGTCGAACGAGCTGAGAAAGCACCAGCTACAAGAAATGATATTCTGGCAAAACGTTTCGGAATTCCTATGGAGGGATATACATATTATTTCTCTTACGAAGAAACACTTCCGCACAGACCTAGAAGCTTTTGGAAAATGCCATGCGCAATGGGAGCGGACCTTTCTCAAGGTGATGACTTCTGTGCTTTCACATTCTTGTTCCCACTGAGAAACGGAATGTTTGGAGTAAAAGTTAGAAGTTATATAACCACACTTACTTTGAGTAAGTTGAACTTAGCAATGAGACAAAAGTATCAAGAGTTTATCGACGAAGGCACTCTTATTGTTATGGAGGGAAGCATCATCGATGTGCAAGATGTATATGAGGATCTCGACAAGTTCATAATAGACGCTCAGTATGATGTTTGCGCTTTGGGCTATGACCCATATAATGCAAAAGAGTTTATTGAAAGATGGGCTCAGGAGAATGGGTCATTTGGAATTGAGAAAGTTCCGCAGGGCGTTAGAACTGAAACGGTTCCTCTTGGAGAAATTAAGAAATTATCGGAAAAGAGGATGCTGATATTCGATGAATCTTTAATGAGTTTCTGTATGGGCCATTGCATAACATTGGAAGATACAAACGGAAACAGGAAACTGTACAAGAAACGTTACGAAGACAAAATCGATAACGTCTCAGCATTGATGGATGCACTTGTTGCTTACAAAGTTAATAAAGACGCATTCGAATAGGAGTAATGGTTATGTATGTAAAAATAAAGAATGACGATGGCACGTTTTCATTAGTTCATTCGGACTTAGGCGGTGACCATCTGGAACATTATGGACTGCCAAGGCGGTCTGGCCGTTACAAGTATGGATCGGGAAAAGATCCATATCAGCATTCTGGAAGAAGAGCATCGCATCTAGAGTCAAAATCGGATCGACTTGCATCCAAGATGAAAAAACAAACTTCTCAGAAGACAAAGTCACGTATATCTGATTACGAACGAAAAGCTTCAGAAGCTATGGCTAAAAGAGTCAAGTTCAAAGAAAAGGAAGAGGCAAAACGTGTTAAGCGTGACCACGCTATTACAGATATTGGGTATACCGGAAATCTTCAAAAAGCCGAACGAGCTCGGAAGAAAGCGAACCGTTATGGAAAGAAAGCTGCTAAGTACACCAGGAAGGCTGAAACAATCAAACAGCGTACAAGCAGAACTGCAGAAAAGAAGAAAGCGGTAGATGCTGAGTTAGCTTCTATCCGTGGTGCAAAATACGTTCAAAAACTTAAAAAGAAACAGAAAGGATGGTAATATGAGTAATTCTGTATATTACAAGGCCACCGATGAGGACGGAAACACCGTTCTCAAACATAGCTGGAAAAATCATAAATATATTCGTATCGAGAACGGTAGATATATTTATCCTGAAGATGAAGCCGCACAAAAAAATGCTGTATTAATACAGAGGCGGCAAGCAATGCAAAAGCTTCGTTATAAGAACAATGCCGCTAATCAAGCAAAAAAGAATATACCTTATAAAGGTCCAACAGATGCAATTGCAGCACAGAAGGTCCAAAAAGAAAAAGATTTCCAAAAACGTGTCAGAGCAATGAATGCTCATACTGTAGCTAAGAAGAATGCTGATATGGTAAAGAAGAAGCAGGACCGACAGATGAAACAAATTGCAGCCAATGTTAAGAAACAGAATGCCCCTTCAACAAAAGTTAAGAAAGCAGCAAACTTTGCTAAAAAGGTAGCGACCAGAGATACAGTTGCAAAGACAGTAGCAGCAAGATATCTTCTGGATAAAGCTTCAAAATCCCCAACAGCAAACGCTGCAAGGGCAAAAGCAAAGTCTGTAATTTCAAAGGGTGAGTACAAAGTTACCAGAGCTGGACAGAAACTTGCTCGTGATGTTAAGAAGACTGGTGCATATAAGAAAGTAAGAAAAGCTACGTCAACTGCTAGAGACCGTGCAATGACTTCTGCAGAAGCACACAATAAGGCAAATTCTGTCAGATCAAAGGCAGAGTACAAAATTGAACGAGCTGGTCAGAAGCTTGCCAATGATGCTAAACCTTATATAACATCGGCAAAGAAGAATGTTAACAAGGCATATAAGTCAGCTAAGAAAGAATACAATAGAGTTTCTAGAGATGCCAGCAAAGCTTACAAATCAGCTAAGAAGAAAGCTAAGAAAGTAAGCAGATCTTTCAATAAAGCTAAGCGTGCAGGCAAAGCTTATCTGGATTACCTTACTAAATAAGGAGATTACTTATGGGTTTTATGAACAGATTAAAGCATGGTTGGAATGCATTTATGAACAAAGATCCAACAGCGTATCAAAATGGAACTGGTCTTGGCGCAGTGAGTTATGACAATCCATCTCGTCCTAGACTTACGATGGGAAATGAGCGGTCAATCGTTACAACGATCTACAATAAGATATCCGTAGATGCCGCAGCAATTGACGTAGAACACGTCATGCTAGACGCAGACAAACGCTTTACTGACAACGTTGAGGATGGGCTTAACTACTGTTTAACGATGGAAGCCAATATTGATCAGACATCGCGAGCGTTTAAACAGGATATTTTCCTGAAACTTCTTGACGAAGGATGCGTTGCTATAGTTCCGATTGATACGACTATGGACCCCGTGCATGGCAACGTTTACGATATTCAGACGATGCGTACAGCAAAGATAATCAATTGGTATCCGCGCCATGTTAGAGTGCGAATCTACAATGATCGCACTGGTGAATTCGAGGAAATGGACCTTCCAAAGAAAATGGTCGCGATCGTTGAAAATCCATTCTATGCAATTATGAATGCACAGAATTCAACGGCGCATCGACTGAAAAGAAAGCTTGCAATTCTCGATTTCATAGATGATCGAAGTGGATCCGATAAGCTTGATTTGATTATTCAGTTGCCATATACGATAAAGTCCGAAGCAAAAAGAGCTCAGGCTAAAGAACGTCGTAAAGAGCTTACTGAACAATTGGCAAGCTCGGAATATGGTATTGCGTATATAGATTCGACTGAACATGTCACTCAGTTGAATCGTTCAATTGAAAACAATTTGCTCAAGCAGGTAGAGTATTTCACGAATTTGTTATTCTCTCAGCTTGGAATGACGGTAGAGATTCTCAATGGTACAGCAGACGAGAATACAATGAATAACTACTACAATAGTATAGTTGAGCCAATACTTGCAGCAGTCGTAGATGAGATGAATCGGAAGTTCTTAACAAAGACTGCTAGGACCAAAGGGCATGCAATTAAATATTTCAGAGATCCATTTAAATTGGTGTCTACTACGAATCTTGCAGAGCTTGCTGATAAGTTCACGAGAAACTGTATAATGACATCTAATGAATTCAGGCAAGTAATTGGATTAAGGCCAGTGGATGATCCTAAAGCAGATACGCTGACGAACAATAATATTTCGGCGTCGAACACTGAATTGGATCAGATGTATAATACAAATTCTGCTGACGAGGAAACAGAAGAACAATAAAGGAGGAATTCAAAATGGGAGCTAAACGCTCAAAATATGCCGATTGCGACTTTAAGGGCTGGGCTACAAAGTTTGGTATTCTTTGCGCTGATGGAAGAATTATTCAGCATGGTGCTTTTGATGATATCGATGGCGCTAAAGTTCCATTAGTGTATAACCATGATCACGGTAACATTAATAGTGTGCTTGGGCATGCTTATATGGAATGCCGAAAAGATGGTGTTTATGCGTACGGATATTTCAACGGTTCAGATAATGGTCAAATCGCGAAAGATGCTGTTCAGCACGGAGATATGGATTCGCTTAGTATTTGGGCGAATCATCTTCAGCAGCGTGGACCATATGTTCAGCATGGTGAAATTAAAGAACTTAGCCTTGTTCTTGCAGGAGCAAATCCAGGAGCATACATTGAAGATGTTGCCTTAGCACATGGCGACACAATTGACAATGATGATTATGAGGCATATATTTATTCGGGAGAGTATCTTGAGATTATGCACTCAGATGAGAAAGGAGAAGACGAAGTGGCTAATAAGAGCATTCAGGATGTCGTTGATACAATGACGCCAGAACAGAAGGATGCTTTCTACATGGCTGTAGGAAGTGCATTAGCAGAAGATCCTAACGCTCTCGAAGACGAAGATGAATACGAGGACGAGGACGAGGATGAAGATGAAGAGGATGATCACGACGATTCCGAAGAATATGAAGAGGAGGATGACGACGAAGATC